TCAGGTTCCGCAACCGAATATCTCGTCGCAAGAGTTGGGTGCCCTCGTGTCCTCGCGCGCAGTCAAAACGCGCAGCGTTCCGTCGCGCTCGATCCTGACCTCTGCGATTGCGAGTCCGCAAGCCTTCGCCGCGTTGATGGCGGCGCTGATGCGGGCCTCTGAGGGAGCGGTGGCGGGCATCAGTCGCGGTTCTCCTGATTGGGGTCGTCGCGCTTCCAGTCCGGCATCTCGCCCGCCAGGCTTATCCCGCAGAACACCCGCGCCGACGCTTCCTGGCCCTTGATGAGCCGGAAAGCGATCAACAAGACGAGGAACGGAATGGGCAGGAACGGTAGCGTGAAATAATCAAGCGCTCTCATCACTCATCCCCCTTGTTCGCCAGTTCCAGCAGAATGTCCGCGTGGCAGGGCCTGTCGAGCGGACACCAGCACGCGAGGTCGCGCCCGCGCAGCACGGTTTGCATCGCGAAAATCTCCTCGATGGGCGGTGCGCCGGCGAAGTTGTTCGAGGATGCCGCCCTCGCGCCGCGTGCCGGTAGAGATCCACGCACCGGGCTGCGTCGCCGTGCACGCTCACGCGGTAGGGGTGCCCCGACTTGGACGGCCGCGCGACGATCTCCGCGTCCGGGGGGCCGCGGCGCCAGGGGCGCTGGCGGGTCATCTGGATTCGGCGGGGCATGTCGTGTTCCTCTTGTCTCTGCACTTCATCGCCAGTTGACGCATGGTGATCTCGATCGCGCCGAACGCGACGGCCTTGGCACGCAGGCTGAGGCATATGTCGAAGTGCTCGTCAGACGTTCCGGCCTTCTGCAGCCACCGGCGCGACAGCCCGATCTGGTCGGCCATGTCGAGCAGATCGGCGGTGTTGTCCGCGATCATGTGCGACATCTTCATGCGGCCGAAGCGGCTCATGGGTGTGCTGTGCATGTCGTCGACGTAGACGGTCATGATGCAGATGCCTTTAGATCGATTCCGACACAAACGACTGTTAGTCTGCACCATCCCCGTGAGTTAGAGTGACCACACTCTGTGAGTGGAGTGAGTGAAACTTGGGCAAGTACAGCGAGATATTGTCTTCGCTGCCGAGTCGTTTGTAAATTTCGCGATACACCAGTTGAATTTGCCATCCGCTCCGGAAATGGCCTTGGCTCTTTCCGGAGCAATTGGCGAAAAATGCCCGCTTTCTCAAATGCCTTCGCATGGGCGATGAACATCTTAGCCTCTGTCATCGTCATTGCCGTCATTCCGTGATAGGGGTCGGAATTGCATCAGGGAGACGGGGAGCGAATTTTCAGGATCCCCTTGTTCTCGTGACCTGCTTCCGATGTCCCGGCGCGTCGGAACGGCGCGTCGGGAAGTTCCATTCTCCCTCATCATGGCTGCCCCCGCTTCTTCGCCTCGCGCGCAGCGTGCTCCAGGCGCGCGGTTGCCATGATCGTCGGCTTCAGCTCAGCCGGCGCGCTGTCGTATCCGCGCCCGAAGCGTCCGTTCAGGCGGGGCGCTAGGGCGACGGGGATGGGTTCCCAGTTCGACGGGTCGCAGTTGGTCTTGTCGCCGTCCAGGCACTTGAGGCGGTGGCCTTCCGGCACGGGCCCGTGGGTCTTTTCCCAGAGGTACTTGTGCTTGTGAACGGGACGGGTGGGCGCGCCCGTGTAAGGGTTCGTCTCATCGACGATCATGATGACGTAGCCGTCCTTGCTGTCGATCCGCTCATGCCCGGCGCCACGGTATGTGTGGGGCCGGTGACCCTTCTTGAACTGGGTGCGGGCGCTGTTCGGGTTGAAGGGCATCTGCTTGCCCTTGTTCCAGCTTTCCTGCCCCTGCTGGAAGCATCCGGTGCGGCCCGTCATCCAGCCCTTGCGCTTGCAGAGTGAGTTGAAGTTCGAGAGCGACACGTCGGGCCGATCCCAGACCTCGACGAACTCGGCGTGTGCCTCGCGACGCGGGCGCGTGCTGTTGTCGCGGATCCAGAACAGCTCGGCGTCGCTGTATTCGATCGCGCGGCCCTTCATTCCTGGCCTGCCTTTGCATTGCCGATCTGGGGCAGCATGGGCAGCACGCCCTGGCCGTGCTCGGCGAAGAGCTTGGCGGCCTTCAGCTGCAGCTCGGCGTTGCCGGTGATCTGGTCGGCGACCGAGACCATGGCGCCAGAGCGCTTGACCTCCTGCTCGATTTGCTCGGCGCTGAGATCGGGATCGTTCAGGCGCTCGAGCTGTTCGAAGAGGTGGTTGTTGAGATCGGTGAGCTTGTTCTTCACGGCACGTCTCCTGCCTGGTGACCATCACAACGCCCCGCCGTCGGGGCGCTGACATGGGCATCAGTGTTCCGCGGCGCGGCCGAACATCACCGGCAGGCCGGTGGCCTCGGCGATGCGGGTGGCGATTGCCTGGAACTCGGCCTGCCGGCGGTACTCGACGCGGCGCCAGACGAAGCCCAGCTTCAACCCGTCCGCGCGCGGCCGGAACCGGAAGCTGGCGGTGATGTCGATCGGCTCCTCGCCGGCAAAGAGCGGGATCTGCAGCGTGAACTGCGTCGGCACCTTGATGTCGCCCTTGGTGTGGGTCTCGGTCTCGTAGGTGATCGACCGTTCGCCGGTCTGCAGGCGCGTGCTGGACTTGAAGGCGACGCCCTGCGTGGCCTCGAGGTCGCGCGCGATCTCGATCATCACGGCGGGCTCGGGATCGACGATGTCGGCCGCGTTCTCGTCCAGGAACTCGGCGAAGGCCATCTGGTCGATGAACTCGTCCTGGATCTTGTTCCAGCGCTTGAACTCCTCGCTCTCGCGCAGCTTCAGCGTTGCCGTGTGCTTGCGCGCGCCGGGCGTCAACGCCGTGTCGGACTGGTTGTGATCGTGCCAGTCGAGGCAGGCGTGCACGGAGAGCGCATCGATGTCGGCGATCAGGACCGAGGCGCCGGTGCTGAAGCGGCTGGCGTAGATCGCGAGCGAGTCCGCGTCGTCGACGGTCACCCGCTGCAGGATGTACGGCGGCAGGCGATGGGGCGACGGAATTTCATTCAGCTGGAAGTCGGGCGGGGTGAGCGCGAAGCGCTTGCCGTGCTCGCCTTCGATGACCGGGTTCGCCATCCGCGCGGAGGTCAGGGCGACCTCGAGTGCGCTGCGCGGATCGTGGGCCGGCTCGGTTTCGTGGATTTCGGGCTGCTCGGGCATGGGTCTCTCCTGTGGTGAGCGGTGGGGTGGGTCAGTGCTTGTCGGGGTGGTGCTGCATGTGCAGGTTCAGCGCGTCTGCGATCTCGGCGGCTGCTCCCTCGTTGAGCCCGTCGCTGACCACGCAGACCTTGAAGCCCATCTTGAAGCCGGTGTCGGTCTTCGTCGGGCTGCGGAAGACGTTGCCGCGCTCGGCGTAGTATGTTCCGTCCTGCGGCATCGGTTGGCTCACTCAGCTGCCCGGTCGCGCCGGGCTTCCATGTCGTCGAGCCAGTCTTGCTGGTTCGGGTCGCGGCGGGTGAGCTGGGCCTCGTCGTTGAGGAAGTAGACGCCGGTGCCCATCTCGCGGCGGGGCTTCTTGGCGGTGATCTGCGGCACGCATTCGATCTGCCCGGCCTTGTTGACCTTGAACGGCAGCTTGACCGTGATCTCTCCGCTGTTCCCGGTGTCCTGGATCGCGGCGAGCACTTCGCTCATGCGCTCGTCGGCCTCGCGCAGCAGCTCGCCGCGGCGGAAGCTCTGCAGGAACTCGAGGAAGTTCAGTTCGTCTCTCGGCATCAGCCGCTCCTTTCGTTCAGTTGCCCCCGCCGCCTGCATCGGCCATGCATTTCCGGCGGCGGGGGATGCGCCCCTCGTGGGCGGCATTCAGAAAATCAGGGTGGAGAGACCGACCGCGAGAGCGCCGGTCACACAGCCGCCGAAGAAGGCCGGCAGGCGGGACGGCAGGCCGCGGTAGATCGCGCGGTCCTCGGCCATTTCGGCCTCGGTCATCCGGTCGCCGGTGTCGCCGCCGTGGCGGCGCAGGATCTCGTCCGGGGTGGCGTTCGTGTCGGACATCCGCAGGGCCCCGCTGCGCGTCGCGGGTGTTGCCGCGCGCAGCTGGCTCTGGATTTCGGTCTTCATGTCGGCATCGGTCATTGGGCAGGGATCCTTCCGGTCCAGGCGTCGAACTCTGTGCGCAGCACGGCGAAGCGCCGCCGCGCCTCTGCTTCGGTGTCGAGCTGGCGGCGGCTGTCGATCCGGCACCAGCTGCGCAGGTACTCGGCGGCGGCCGTGGCGCTGAACTGGCCATCGGGGAAGCCGCTGCGTTCCGCCGCGAAGCGTTGAAACTGCGCGTCGTTGCAGAGGATGCCGGCCTGCTGCGCGTGGGGGAGTTCGGTGAACGACATGGGCGCACCATCAGCTGTCGAAGAGCCCGAGCGAACGATCGCCCGGGTAGGTCGGTTTTTCGGGGGACAGCACGACGAAGGGCTCGCCCTTCTTGTCGGCGAGGTAGCGGGCGGCACGCTCGGCCGCCTCGCGGCTCGGGTAGCGTTGCGAGACGACCTTGCCGTCGGATGAGCGGGCAAGGCGCGCGACGGCGTAGGGGGCGCCGCTCATGATCCACCGCCTTTCACCCGGAACAGCAGGTCGCGCGTCGTGGCGCGTTCGACCAGATCGTCGGTCTCCTCGATCACCACTTCGCAGGCCGTCGCGACGGTTTCGTCGTCGTGCATGGCGAGATCTGCGATGACGGCGCGGGCGTACCAGAGCGGCCCGCCGGGCGCCCCGGGTCCGTGAGTGGTGGTGTCCCGCGCCGTCATGCCGCGCCCTCCGCCTCGGCGGCCGCGCGGGATACGCGCAGCACCGCCTTGATCCAGGCGGCGGCGCATTCGGCCATGTCCTCGCCCGTGACGCAGATCCCGCCGACGGTGATCTCGCAGTAACCCCGGAAGCCATCGGGCGGATCGATCCAGATGCCGCCGGTGGCAAGGCAGGTTTCGCGCAGCTGGGCGATACGCTCGGGCACGCCGAGGGTTTCGAGTTGCAGCGCCAGTTCCTCGCGCCAGTCGGTCAGCGTCTCGCCGAATTGCGCGGGGCTCGGGTAGCCCCGGTCGCGCAGGGTGGGGAGGGTCAGGACCGGGCTCATGCCGATGTCTCCCGGTGGGCCGCTTCGATGGCTGCCATGACCGGCGCCGTTGCCTGCAGGACCTCGGCCAGCGTTTCGCCGCTGATGAAAAGCTCGCGATGCGTGGGGCTGGTCAGGTATAGGCGGCCGGATTTGCCGGGCTCGATCACAAGCACCAGCCTGTCCGAGATATTCGGTTCGGCGTGTTCGATCTGCTGGCCGTTCAGGATGCTTGCGGTGCTGGCAGTGACGCTCGTGCCGGCGGCGGCGCGCCCGGTTTCGTGGCGTTCTGCCTCCCGGCGGAACCGCTCGCGCTTGTCGGCAACCAAGTTCAGGGCGTGCCGTTTCTGGATCAGATCGCACCGAGCGGCCCGGCAGGCGTCATCGCTCCAATGGTCTGCCTCACGTTCTTCCACGTTTTGCTCGATCTCACTGACCAGCGCGGTCAGGACGTCGATTGCGTCGTTGCAGTCGGCCTCGGTTCGAACGTCGTCGACGATCCATCCGGGCATGATTTCGAGGACGGGGATTTCGACACTGTCGCTCATGCCGCGTCGCCTCCGGTCGGGCGGCCGGCGGAAGCCTGCGCGTCGCGAGCGCGGCGCGCTTTTACGGCGGCCAGAACGGCGGGCTCAGCGGCGGCAAGGGCCGCCATGAGCGGGGTGACAGGCTCGGGCGCCGGGTAGTGGCTGGGCGCGGCCTCGAGATGGGCGAGGTGCTGCGGTTCGATCCGGGCCGAGGTTCCGTCTTCGCGGCGCTGCTCTTCCTTGAGTTGCAGCCAGGCGTCCTGGACCGCCGTGGGGCATTTCCTGACCGCTTCCGGCGTTGTGACCAGCTTGCGCAGGCGAGCGTAGTGCAGGGGGTGCAGCATGAGAGCCTCCATCGGTTGATGGGTGCACATTGAGGGTAGCTATACCCCTATGTCAACACAAAAGGGTAGTTATACCCCATTCCTTGTCTTGATCGCAGGCACTGATTCCGCGAGGCTTAGGTTGGGGAAGCACAAAAAGCTCGGCGCAAGGCTGAAGTGAGACTACGCGTGCAGTCAGATGTCGTGGTCTGGCTGCGATCATTCAGGTAGCGAGGCCAAATGTGGCAGCTGTTATCAGGCTGTCGACCGTATGAAACACGACTGGAGGCGTATCCCAAGTCGAGCGACTGTTGTCCTCGATGCTATGGAGCGGTGGTCATCAGCTTACAGATGGCGCGAAATTCAGGCCATCTGGGTTTCAAGCTTGGCTGTGCATTGTTCTTTATTCGGGTGGCACAGGTCTCGGACGGAACTCCGCAAGCCAACTTTCGGCTTCAAGAAATGCGTACCGTGAAATGTCGCGTGCGTTGGGGGTTACTTTCGGCCGGAGGTAATCCATTCGATATTGGTATAGCCATTGATCATGACGTTGCCTCTTTCCAAATCGGAAAATTCGTCGGGGCTTGAATCACTGTGCGTGCAGTCAGCGTATCTGCGTATCAGGGTTCCATACGTGTTAGCGGCTTCGTACTCTAGGATCGCACGCGTCAACGTGTGTTCATCTAACTCGAAGAGCTTTTCCTGCTGCTCGTGCCGTTCCATGTGTTCTGGGCTGCTGGAGAAAAACGCCTTGTCTGCGCGTTTCTTCTCGGGATTTGTCCAGCCCAGATCATCTTCAAACTGGGCAGTCGACTTTTCTATTATCGGCTCGGAGAGCCGGTTGTAGCTGGAAGGCGATTTCAGTCGTTTTTTGAGAGTATGCTCGCATGCATTTAGGAATTTCTGATCATAGGATTTTCCGAGAAGGTCAAAGATCGACCATGCATGAGCCGGGGCGCCAGTACTTGCAAGCGCTAACAATAGAAGCTGTAAACGCTTCATAGCTTCCTCGCGAATTCTTCCGGCCAGTGCAGCCGGACCCGCGCAGCCCATTTAAGGCGCTTGTTCCACATCGTAGTGGCGCCTGGGTTCAGGGAGATCAGATGGAACAGGCCGGGTTCATCGCCGGGTTTGACCTGCTTGACCCAGCCTAGCCCCTCGACGTCCTCTGCCACGCATCGGTGGCCGATCACGTCGTCGGGAACGCCTTCGTGTGTTGCGCGGCTATAGAACAGCAGGTCACCCGCACTGTAGGTCGGTTCCATGCTGTCTCCTACGATCTCTACCGCGACAACGCCATGCGGCGAGAGGCCCGGTGGGCATTCGACCTGGGGGCCGTCGCCCTTTTCGTAGGCATCGAAGACCGGCACCTGGGCCCCGGCGCCAACTTGGCCGGCGATTGTGACGGTTGGGCGCTCTGCGAGGTCGCCTTCTAAAAAATTCTCGAAGCTAACCCCGAACGCCTTGGCGATGAGGTAGGCATCGTCGGCATTAGTTGTGGCCGTCCGGCCGCGCGCTACCTGTTTCAGTCGTTCATAAGGCACCCCGCTTTCCGAAGAAACGCTTCGGACAGAGCGACCGGTGGTCGCGAGGGCATGCTGGAAAGCTTCGATGAACGTCTTCGCCATGGCGAAGTTTTCATTCATGGCGCGGGTCTGGGGTAGGGATGAAAAATACCCTTGCCCAATGGGGTATCAATACCCCATAACAGGAGCCATGGAACAGCTCATTGCCGAAATCGCTGCCTATGCCCGCTCGGTGAACAAGACGCCGCAGGCCGTCCTGCGGGCCGCGATTGGTGCCGGCTGGCGGGAATGGGACTCGTGGAAAGCGGGTACCTCCAGTCCGACGATGGCGCGGGTCGACCGCCTGCGCGATTACATGGCGGAAAACCCCCCGCAGGAAGACGCGGCATGAGCCGGGTCGTCCCATTCCCCGATCCGGGGCGCGCCGGGGACAGTGGCGCGCCCCGTCAGGGCCTTTCGTCTGCAGTTTCTGAGGGCAGTTCAGCATGTCCTCACGTTGCAACGGATAACTCTGAAATGTCTTTCGAAACGTTTTTCAAAGGGGGCCGGCGGGTCGATCTGCACGCCTGGCAGCGCACCTATCCCGACCGCGCGCGGGCCTATTTCCGGGCCTCGGGCATGAGTGCGGCGCAGATCGCCGTGGTCTACGGCGTGACCGAGCGCACGGCCATGAACTGGCTCGAAGGGGTTGTCGGCCCCAAGGGCGACAAGATCGCCCTCATCGCACTGCGTGACCGCGCAGGCTTCGAACGGTATTTCGGGGAGGACGCGGCATGAGCGAAGCGACTGCTTGTCCAGAGCGTGTTGTTGGCGGCGGTCGAATGCAACCGCTCTCGGTCAGCGCGTCAGCTATCCGGGGGCCGCTTCGTCACGCGGACGTTGGCCAAGGTGCCGTCCCAGAAGAGCGGTTGCACGTGGCGTCGAAACGTCCGCAGCGTGTCACACCGTTGCAGTTGGAACACGAGCGCAGCGCCCGGGTGTTCGCCTCCGAGCGACACGAAGCCGGAGATCTGGCCTCCACGCAGGAGGTTGATGGTCTCGAAGTCATTGCCACCGTTCGTGCCGATACGGATGCGCTGGACGTATTCGAAAAACTCCTCAATCGTCCGGTTCGAGGCATAGTCACCGAACTTCAGGTTGATGCCGCGATCCGCTGGCCGGATGTCGATTATTCGCAGTTCGACCTCGGAGCGGTTCTCGACGGAGAAGTAGACGGCCGTGTTGCCGGAGGCGTTGATGAAAGAGCGTCCCGTGAACGAGACGTCCAGGCGCCTGTCGGCACGTTTCGTAAAAAACTCCACAACCGCTATCCCTGTCGTCACGATGAGCGCAAGGGCGCCCACTGCCTCATAAAGATAGGCCAATCGTGTTGTCCTTTTCCGGGACGGTTGGTCTGGTGCGGCGGCGTTCCAGCGCTGTCGCACCGCCTGACTATTCACCGCACGCTCACAACGCGTCAAGACGTGGGGTCCATCAACGACCACCGGCTTGCGGGGTCGTCAGGACCTGCTCAGCGGGGGCGCCACGTCCCCCGCCACCTCGCGCGCGGGCGCGCTCTCTCCTCCAAATCCTCCCTGAGCGCCGCCCGCGCGCATTTTCCCATTCCCCGGCTCGGGGATCACCGGTGCGCATCCCTGTGCCACACAGCCCGGCACGCGCTTCGGCGCGTGTCGGGCCACCTCGCGGGGGTGCGCTGATGGGCGCGGTGCGGTATCGCAACCTCAAGATCCGGGGCGTCGTCTATCCGACCGCCACCGATGCCGCGAAGGCCCTGGGCGTCAGTGCTGATGCCGTTCGCATCGCGGCACGCAAGGGCACATTGCACCGCGTCGGAACCGGTCGGGTGGGTGTCGAGCCGATGCCGGTGCGCATCCGGGGTCTCGACTTCCCGAACGCGAAGGCCGCAGCGGTTCACTTCGGGGTTACGGTGCACGCGGTACATTACGCGATTTCGGCCGGCGATCCCGACCGCATCGGCCGCAGGTCGAAGCCGCCGCAGGCCCGCGCGCGGCCGATCACGCTCTACGGCGTGAATTTCCCGTCGCACGCCGAGGCGAGCCGCCAACTCGGGTTCCAGTCGGAGTACGTCGCGCGGGCCTTGAAGCGAAACACGCCGGAGGGCCACGAACGCATCCGCACCGCGATGATGGCCTATGTCGCGCGGCAAGAGCAGGCGGCCTATCACCGCTGGGAGCGTGCCGCATGAATGCCAACCGCTCCACCGCCGTCATGGCGCGCCGTGTCGAGGCCCACGACAGCCTCGACGACTTTCCGACGCCGCCCTGGGCCACGCGGGCGCTCTTGCGCTTCCTCGCGGAGCAGGGCGAGCCGCTGCACCTGCAGCACGCCTGGGACCCGGCCTGCAATCGCGGATACATGGTGCGCCCACTGGCGGAACAGTTCGACCAGGTGCACGCGACCGACGTGCACGACTACGGCTGGTCCGGGCAGGACGGCGTGGCCGATTTCCTGATCTCCTGGGGGCAGGTCGCGCCCGACGTCGACTGGGTCATCACCAACCCGCCGTTTCGGCTGGCCGCCGACTTCATCCGACAGGGGCTGACCTACGCCCGGCGCGGTGTGGCCGTGCTGGTGCGGACGGCTTTCGTCGAAGGCCTCGATCGCTACGAAGGCCTTTTCCGCAACTGTCCCGAGGCCTTCGTGCTGCCCTTCGTCGAGCGTGTCGTCATGTGGAAGGGCGCGCTACTCGACCCGGACGTCATGGTCTGGCGGGTCGACCCCGAGACGGGCGAGGGCAAACTCACCCGGCCCACGAGTGCGACCAGTTATGCCTGGTTGGTCTGGCGCCGCGATGCTCGGGGCTGCTTCGAGCGGGAGACGCGCTTCGTGCGCATCCCGCCGTGCCGCCGAGATCTCACGCGGCCCGGTGATTACCCGCCGCTGCCGGACCACCTGACGCCACCGCAGGGAGGCCTGCTGTGATCGGAACGCCCCACACCGTCGAGCGCCGCGAGGCGACCCGCAATCCCTTCGACCCGCGCTGCCCGCTGCATCTGCGCCGGATCTGCGGCACCTGCCGGCATTTCCCCGGCGAGCTGCACGGGCAGGGCGAGCACCTTTGCCCGCTTCATGCCGATCGCGTCGGGGCGCGGACCTGGGCGGGCGACTGCACCGACTGGGAACGGGAGATCGCGCGATGAACCGTGCCAGCCCGAAAGCTCGCCTGATGGCCGTGGCGACCGCCGTCGTGCTGCACCGGGGCAGCATGGTCGAGTGCAGCGACCTGGTCGGCGCACTGGAAGCAGCGGTGGAGGCCGCCGGTCGGCCGACCGAGGACATGCACGCCGTGCACGAGGCTGCCGGGGCGGTGGTCGAGGCGCGCCTCGATGCCGACCTGACGGCCTTCGACGGGGCGCGCTACCGGCTGTGGACGGCGTTGGCCGGGATCTGGTCGGGCAAGGCTCTGGAGTTACACCGGGCGGCGCGAGCGGCCTGAACGAATGGCGGCCATCGCGCCGCAGGACAAACGCGACGGCCCGCAGAGGTCGCGCGCGAGGCATGAGAGGGACGGCATGACCAGTACCGAGCGGACCCTGCGGGCGGTGGATTCCGCCGACCTTCCGGACTACCCGATCTCGTCGTCCGAGCGCCTGGACAGCCACTACTTCCTGCAGTGGAACCTCAAGCGCTGGCGGGCTTCGAGCTTTCGCAAGCTGGCTGATCCAGAGGTCGGCTGGTACGGCTTCAACCTCTTTTGCGTGGCGCAGGACAGCACGCCGTTGGGCACCCTGTCCTGCGATGACCGCGAGCTGGCCGCCGATCTCAACATCCCGCTGGAGCGCTGGCAGCAGCTGTGCAAGCGCGACATCTCGCCCCTCAACGGGTGGCACCGGTATCGTTGCGACAATGGTGAGGTCCGCTTGGGGCACTCGGTCGTCATCGAGGTCGCACAGGATGCGCTCACGTCGAAGCGCAGGAACGCGGCCAAGAACGCCGAGGACCGGATGCGCAAGCGGCTGCGCACCATCGCCGAGCACCTGCGCAAGATCTCCGGCGGCGTGGCCGCCTTCGCCGATGACGACGCGCGCCAGAACGCGGTGAGTGACTGGATCGAGCGGGCCTATCCGGGCGGCAGCGCGACAGAGCGGCGGGTGCGCGAGGCGATCAACGATCTGTCGAACGCGGAGGCGCGCAATGATCGCTCCAGAGCGCTGTGAAAACCGCGCCAAAACTTCCGATGGAAGATTTCGGAACTTCCGGCGGAAGTTTTCGGACGGATTTTCGCGGTTTTGTTTCGGCCGAAAACCGCGCCGCTGAAAGGAAAAGAGAAAGAAATGAAATGAAACGAGATACGGCGCTGCGCCTGAAATCGAGCGTGGCGCCTGTGGATAAGTCGGAAGCTGACGGGCAGAGAAAAGGGGACGGTCCATGAGCGACGAGCAGACGACGACCGAGACGAAGCGCGACCGGGTGCGCCGGTTGCTGATAGAGCCGTTGCAGGCGCACGGCATGCGGTTTCCGAAGGCGATGCCGGAGGCGGAGAAGCGTAGGGCGCTGGACAGCATCGCCGACCAGGTGGCTTACATGAGCGACCGGGGCCTGACGGTACTGGCCGAATGCCTGCGCACCAAGGGCGAGGGCAGCGCGAAGGACTTCTGGCCCTCGCTGGCGAGCATCACGACATATGCCCATTCTTTCGAGCCGCGCCCGCTGAACGAACGGCCCGAGCTGCTGCGATGGTTCGCATCGAGGGCCGGGCCAGACGCGCTGCAGGCTGGCCGGCATGTCGCGGAGTATCTGTGGTGGCAGAAGAAGGGGCACCCGCCCCTGACCGACAGGGACAAGGCGCTGGTGCGTGAGAAGTCCCGTGAGATGGCGGACAAGGCGTTGCGGGTTCAGGAAAGGATCGACCGCAGCTTGCCGCCGCTGCACGACGATGGTGCCTGGCTCGACTGGTACAGGGCGCTGGACCAGCGCGTACGCGGCTACATCGCGGCAGGGGAGAAGGCGGCATGACCATGGCCATCAAGATCACGCCCAGCCCCGATGTCGTCTACGTCGATCACTTCGGCTATGCCCGGCGCGGTGCCTGGCCGCGTTCGGTCGCTGGGGCTGATCGGCTGGCGGAGGAAGGGGCGCGCATCCGTGAAATCATGGCGCGAGCTGTGCCGCCTGCGCGGTGCAGTGCCGCGATCCCGGTGGCTCCGGCGCGCGGGCCGCAGATTGCGCAGGTCCCGCGCGAAGTCGTCATGACCGACAGCGGCCCCCGTGTGCGCCGCGGTGATCCGGAACTTGGGAATCGGGTGCGCCTCGGCGATGCTTTCGACCGGATGGAGGACCAGGCGCGTCGCCGGCATCAGGCGAAGACCAAGGGCCTGGAGCGGGACGGCAAGCCCATCCCCTACCGCCCGCTCTTCACTACCGGGCAGGTCGAGATTGCGCGGGAGTATGCGGCGCTGACCGAGCGCTGCGATGCCACGGGCGTCAAGTGCTCCTCTCTCGAGGTCTTGCGAGCCTCGGCGTCTGGCGGCGGTGACCGCGAGGTTGCGATCTTCCGGGACTTCCAGCGGCTGCGCTATTTCCATGCGAGGATCGGCGACGGGCTGGCAAAAGAGGTCAGGCGTATGCGCCCGGGCGCGGACAAGCGTCGCGCGATCCGGGCGCGTCGTCTGGTCGACCAGGTGTGCCTGTCTGGTCGCACATTGTCCGAGGTGCTGGAGGATCATGGTTGGTCGGTCGATGCCAAGAGCAGGACCGCGCTCAGGAGGGCGCTGTGTAGCGCTCTGGACCGTATGCGGGGCTTCGACATGGCGCGACCGCAAAATGTGGCTTGACTGCTAGCCTCACCGGTGGCAGCACTTATGTCATCATCACGAAATGCGCCCGGAGCGGAAGATCCCGCTGCCGGGCGTTCTTGTGTCCGGGTGGAGCAGCGGTAGCTCGCGTGGCTCATAACCACGAGGTCGGAGGTTCGAACCCGTCCCCGGCAACCAGATACCAAGAGCGCGCCCGCCGACAGGCGCGAGTGTCAAGCTAGGAGCTGCAGCGGCGGGGCGGCTCTCACTTCCTTTTCAAATGGTAGTTGATGCTCTTGAGCTGGCCGACGATGCGGTCCAGCGCCTGGAGGACGGCGAAGAGCGTCAGCGCGGCCACGGCGAGACCGAACGACAGGGCGAACATCTCTTCGGAGATGGCGACGGCGGCGGCGATCAGGCCGGCGGCGAGATTGATCCAGGCGACGATGGGCAGCATGGCGGTCTCCGCTCGGTGGTTTCCGGCACCCTAGCGGGCGGGCGGCATGGCTGCCAGCAATCCGTGGGTCCTTCCCGGGGTTCAAACGTATACGGGCGGGCGTAGCCCGGAGGTTTTGTCACGCTAAACAGGAATCAAAGCCTAAACCATTGGAAGGTTTAGTCCTTTAGCGGGGTAAACGACGCGCGCCCCGACAGGAGAGGGAGAACATGGTGCGCCGGTGCGGGCGCCTGGAAAGGACGGCATGGCACAACTGACAGCGACGGAACTGGCCGGGGCGCTGGATCTCTCCAAGGGACGGATCAGTCAGCTGGTGCGGGCCGGTCAGCTCGACGGGTGCTACAGCGGCGACGGAAGGGCGCGGCGCTTCGACCTGGAGAAGGTCGCCGCGGCCCTGGGCCGCCGGCTCGACCCGGGCCAGATGCTGGGCAACGGAGCGAAGACCCGGGACGCGCTCTCGCGGATCCCGGAATCGGGCGCACCGGCCGAGGACGACACGCCGCCCCGTAGCGGGGCCGGGGCGACCGAGCTGCCCGCGAAGGACCCCTCGCGCTACGAGCTGGCCAAGACGCTCAAGGCGGAGGAAGACGCGCGGACCGCCCGGCGGCGCAACCAGGAGGCGGAGGAGACCTTCGTGCTGGCCAGCGTGGTCGCCAACGAGACCGCGCGGCAGATGGCGCAGGAGATCGCCTCGATCGAAAGCTCGGTGCTGCGGGCCGGCGCCCGGCGCATCGCCGACGACCTGGGCGTCGACTTCCGCGAGGCGCGGGCGATCCTGACCGAGGTCTGGCGCGAGTACCGCTCGGCGCGGTCGCGGGCGAAGGAGAGCGAGGCCGAGGCGGCCCAGCTGACCGAGGACGAACAGGCCGAGGATTTCTGAGGCCATGGGGTTCCTGATCGCGGCGGAACGGGTCGTGGCGCAGGCTATGGCCCGGGCCATCGCGCCGCCGCCACCGCCGGACATCACCCGCTGGTGCGAAGAGAACATCGTCTTCGATGCGCGCTCGCCGATGCCGGGGCCCTTCGACATCTCGCGCTTCGCCTTCCTGCGCGAGATCCACGAGGTGCTCTCGCCGGAGCACCCGGCGCGGGAAGTGACGATCCGGGGGCTCGGCCCAGTGGGGCAAGACGGTCTCGATCATCCAGCCGACGCTGGCGGAGTGGCACGAGTACACGCCGCTCGACTCGCTGATCGTGCATCCGACCGGGAGCGCGGCCAGCGAGTGGGTGAACAACAAGTGGATGCCCATGCGCCGCCAGGCGCCGGGGCTGATCAGGGTCTTCGGCGCGGGGCGCGGCGAGAACCGGGACAACACCTTCAACCAGGAGACGCTGGACCGGAACGGCTCGCTCAAGGTGGCCTCGTCGGGCTCGCCGGCCGACCTGACCGGCACCAGCCGGCGCCTGGTCATCATGGACGACCTGTCCAAGTTCGAGCCCTCGGAGAAGGGCGATCCCGAGAAGCTGGCGGACAGCCGGGCCTCGGGCTTCGAGGACGCGAAGATCCTTCGCGTCTCGACGGCCATGATCAAGGGCACCTGCAGGATCACGGTGGCCTATGGCCGCAGTGACCAGCGGCTCTACCACGTGCCGTGCCCGCAGTGCGGCACCATGCAGCCGCTGACCTGGGAGAACTTCCGGGCCAATATCGACCCGGAGAACCTCGGCGCGGCGCACTTCCGCTGCGAGAGCTGCCAGGCGCCGATCCGGCACGGGGACAAGGAAAAGATCGTCCGGCTGGGCCAATGGGTGAAGCACAACCCCAAGGGCAGCCACCCGGGCTTCCACCTGTGGCGGGCCTACGCCCCGCAGCGCGACTGGGCCTCGATCGCGGTGGAATACGCGCAGGTCATGGGCTGGACCCGGATCGAGGCGAGCGCCGGCGACAAGACGCCCGCCACGGCGGCGACGGTCAACGCGGGCGAGGAGCAGGTCTTCTGGAACGACGTTCTGGGGCTCCCCTACGAGCAGGCGACCGACGCACCGGACTGGGAGGCGCTGCGGGACCGGGCCGAGCACGCCGAGCCGGGCGAGGTTCTGGAGCGCGGCGTGCTGCCGGCGACGGGCATCATCTTCGCGGCGGGCGTCGACTGCCAGGACGACCGCATCGAGGTGCAGCTCGTGGCCTTCGGGCGCAACCGGCGGCGCTGGGTCGTCGACTACCGGGTGATCCCGCATCACATCGGTGACGACGAGGGCCGGGCGGCGCTCAACGCGCTGCTGAAGCAGCAGTGGAAGACCGAGCTTGGGCTGCCGCTGGCGCTCGATATGCTGGCGATCGACGGCGGCGCCTGGACCGATGACGTCTGGAGCTGGGCCAAGACCCATCCCTGGACGCGGGTGATCATCGTCAAGGGCGCCTCGACCCAGACTGGGCCGCTCATGGCGGCGCAGAAGTTCGAGCGGCGCAAGGATGGCAGGGCGAAGCGGGCGCAGAAGCGCGCCTTCAACCTCAACGTCTCCTCGCTGAAGGCGGGGCTCTACGAGCACCTGGGCAAGGAGGACCCGCAGGAGCGGGGCTACACCCGTTTCGCGCGGGCGCTCGGCGACGAGTACTTCCGCATGCTCGCCTCGGAGACGCGGGTGGTGAGCCGCAACAAGGTCGGCGTGATGACGAGCAAGTGGGTGCTGGTCGAGCCCACGCGGCGCAACGAGGCGCTGGACACGATGAACTACGCCGAGGCGGCCGCGATGCGACGCGGCTGGCACTCGATGACGGACGATCAATGGGATGCCCTGGCGACCGAGCGCGGCACCGCGCCGGCAGAGGCGCAGGGCGATCTCTTCGACGCGGAGCTGCCGCTGTCGGCGCGGGCCGAGGCCCGGGCGCCGCGGCAGGACCGTTCCAAGGAAACCGACGCGGCGACGCGTCTTCTCAACGTGCTGAGGCCCGATGGCGATTGACACCGCAACACTGGAGACGCGCCTCGCGGAGGCCGAGACCGCGCTGCACGAGCTGATGGTCGGGCAGAGCGTGACGGTCGTGGCCTACGACGGGCACCGGACCGAGTACGGCCCCGGCGACGAGACGCGGCTGCGCCGCTACATACAGAGCCTGAAACGGCAGCTGGGCCAGCTGCCCTCGGGCCGCATGTCGCGCCCGGTGATCTTCTGATGACGCGATCGTTGACCCGGGTGCCGCTGGTACCACGCAAGAAGGGCGCGGCGCGCGCCCGCGACGCGGGGTTCGCCGGGACCGAGCCCTACGTCGCGGCCGACACCGGCATCGACACGATGTCGGGCTTCCTGCCGTCGAACCGTGCGGTCGATTCCGAGATCCTGCCGAACCGGGACCGGGCGACGGCGCGCGCGCGGGACCTGGTGCGCAACAACGGCTGGGCCGCCGGCGGGATCGCCAAGGAGGTAGACTCGGTCATCGGCGCCAATTTCCGGCCGCTGCTGAAGCCGGACTGGCGGGCGCTGGGGCTGAGCTCTGAGTGGGCGCGCGAGTTCAAGGAGGAGGTCGAGGCGCGCTGGCGCAGCTACGCGGAAGACCCGCGCTGCCTCGCCGACACGACGCGGGCGCAGCCGGTGCCGCAGATGTTCGGCACGGCCTACCGCACCTACCTGATCGAGGGCGAGGCGTTGGGTCTGCTGAACTGGCGCCCCTCGCGGCCCACGAAGACGACGCTGCGGCTGGTGGACCCGGACCTGCTGTCGAACCCGATGGACGGGCCGGACCAGGCGCGGCTGCGCGGCGGCATCGAGATCAGCCGCGACGGCGTGGCCCGGGCCTACCACTTCCGGCAGGGCCACCCTGAGGCGCTCTGGGCCGATACGACCGATCCCTGGCGCTGGAAGCGCATCGCTCGCGAGACGCGCCACGGCCGGCCGCAGGTGCTGCACTTCTTCGACAAGACGCGGGATGGGCAGACGCGCGGGATCTCGCGGCTGGCGCCCATCGTCGAGCGGCTGCGGATGGAGGACCACTACAGCCGGGTCGAGCTGCAGGCGGCGGTGATCAACGCGGTGCTCGCGGCCTTCATCAAGTCGCCCATGGGGCCCGAGGTGATCGACGAGCTCTTCTCCGATGGCGGCGGCGAGGGCTTCCTGAACTTCCAGTCGGCGCGCCAGAAGTTCTACGGCGACAACGGCGGCGTGAAGGTCGGCGGGGCGCGCGTCCAGGCGCTCTATCCCAACGATGAGATCGGCATGGTGCAGACCGCGCGGCCGGCGGCGCAATACGCGGACTTCGAATCCGCCGTGCTGCGCAACATCGCCTCGGGGCTGGGCATCAGCTACGAGCAGCTGGCCTCGGACTGGACGAAGACCAACTACTCGAGCGCCCGGGCGGCGATGATCGAGATCTGGCGTGGCTGGAGCGCGCGGCGCACGGCCTTCGCGCGGGGCTTCTGCCAGCCCTTCTTCATGGCCTGGCTCGAAGAGCAGGTGCTCGACGGGCACATCGTGCTGCCCGCGGGCGCGCCGGACTTCCACGCCTTCTGGCCGGCCTATTCCCGGGCCAAGTGGATCGGACCGGGCAAGGGCTTCGTCGATCCGGTCAAGGAAGCCCAGGCCGCCGCGATGCGCGTGGCGCTCGGGCTCTCGACGCTGGAGGAGGAGGCGGCCGAGCTGACCGGTACCGACTACGGCGACAACATGGCCCAGATCCGGGCCGAGATCGCGGACATGCCCGAGGGCACGCTGCACCCGATGCAGGAAAGCTTCGCGAAGCTGCTCGGCCACAACGGCGGGCCCCAGATGACCCCAGAGGACTGACCCCATGGATTACCCGCAACTCGCGCAGCGTGTGTTTCACACGCCGCTTCTGGCTGCGCCGGCCAAGGCCGCGGCCTTTGCCGCCGGTCTCGGCCCGCGCCTGCTGGGCGCCCCGGTGCAGGTCGAGGGCGCCGAGCCCACGGCCGCGACCCGGGCGCGCCCGCAGGCCTCGGTGCTGGACGACCGGCTGGAAGACGAGATCCGCATGGGCCGGCGCACGCCCTTCCGCAGCATCGAGGGCGCGGCGGTGATCCCGATCACCGGCTCGCTGGTGCATCGTGGCAGCTTTCTCGGCGAGTCTCTCTCGGGGCACCAGTCCTACGAGGGGATCTCGGCGCAGCTCACGGCGGCGCGCGAGTCCCCGATGGTGCGCGGCGTCGCGCTGGAGATCGACAGCTTCGGCGGCGAGGTCGCGATGTGCTTCGAACTGGCCGAGGAGATCCGCGCATTGCGCGCCGAGAAGCCCGTCTGGGCCTTCGTTTCGGCGCATGCCTTCTCGGCCGCCTACGCGCTCGCCTCGCAGGCCGACCGGATCATCATCCCGCGCTCCGGCGGGGTGGGCTCGATCGGGGTCATCTGCATGCACGCCGACTACAGCCAGCGGCTGGAGGATGGCGGCATCCGCGTCACGGTCATCGCCGCCGGCGCGCGCAAAGCCGAGGGCAACCCCTACGAGCCGCTGCCCGAGGCCGTGCGCGCGCGCCTGGCGCAGGAATGCGAGGACCTGCGGGTCCTCTTTGCCGAGACGGTCGGCGAGGGCCGGGGCGCGGCGCTCACCGCCGAGGCCGCGCTCGCCACCGAGGCGGGAACCTTCATCGGCCAGAAGGCGGTGGACGTCGGGCTCGCCGACGAGGTGGCCAGCCCCCGCGCGGCCTTCGAGCGCTTCCTCGCGCAGATCAACGGGCGGTCGGTTCCGGCGCCCACGCAAGCCAGCAAGCAAGGAGACCAGACCATGAGCAATCGCACCGATCCCCAGGGGCAGCAGCCCCCGCAGCAGGCCGCCTCGGCCCCGACGCATCAGCCCGCCGCGAGCGAGGCGCCGACGCCCGCCGCGCCCACGACGCAGGCCGGCGGCGATGCCCCGGCACAGCCGAGTGCCAGCGCCCCCGCGCAGCCCGGTGCCAACGCGCCCACGCCCGATCCGGCCCCGGCCAAGGGCGCCAGCGACGAGCGGACCCGCATCGCGGGCATCCTGAACCACCCAGAGGCCGAAGGCCGGGCGGATCTCGCCAAGAGCTTCGCCTTCGAGAGCGAGATGAGCGTCGACGAGGCGGCCAAGCACCTGGCGGCGGCGCCGAAGTCGGGCAGCGGCCAGACGCTGAGCGCGGCGATGGATGCCGAGGCCACCGAGCTGGACGCGCCGCCCGCCGCCGGTGGCGATGCGCCGCGCATGGCGGACCGTATGAAGGGCCGCTTCGCGAACTGAGCCCGCCCGGCAGCACCGGGACGACCTGACCCCCCTGGCATCGAAGGAGACACGACATGCCGACCAAGAGCGAGGGCGCAACGCCCGGTGACTTCCTCCTCTTCGAGGAGAACGACGCGTACAGCCGCGATGAGGTGACCATCGCCGCCGGCGCGGACCTTGAGCCCGGCACCGTGCTGGGCATGGTGACCGCTTCCGGGAAGTACGTGGCGAGCGATGAAGCCGCCGCGGACGGCTCGGAATCGGCCGTGGCCGTGCTGGTCACGCCCGCCGCGGCCGCCGAGGCCGACGTCCAGGCCGTGGTCCTGGCGCGTCACGCGCGGGTGCGCCGCCTCGGGCTCACCTTCGACGCCTCCTACGACACCGAGACCAAGCGCGACGCGGCGGCTGCCAGCCTGAAAGGGCAGGGCATCCTCGTCACCTGAGACCGGCTCGCCGGGCACGGTCCGGCGGGCTTCACCATCGCGCCCGGCGCGGCGCATCTGCAATTGAGGGAGCCTTTTCATGGCCCATATGAACATCTTCCAGAACGACGCCTTCCGGGCCATGGAACTCGGCGAGGCCATCCGCGTGATCCCCAACCAGTGGGGCATGATCGGCAACATGGGGCTCTTCGTCCCGAAGCCGATCCGGGGCACCAAGTTCTCGATCGAGAAGCACAACGGCGTGCTGCAGCTGGTGCAGTCCTCGAGCCGGGGCACCTCGCTGCCGGGCCAGGCGCGCGGCAAGCGCGACCTGCTCGACTTCCGCACCGAGCGCTTCGGGCTGAAGTCGCGCATCGTCGCCGACGATGTCGACGGCATCCGTGCCTTCGGCTCCGAGACCGAGCTGAAGCAGGTCATGGACGAGGTGGCCGATCGCCAGGTCGAGCTGCGCGGCTCGATCGACATCACCCGGGAGTACCTGCGCGCGGGCGCCCTGCAGGGCAAGGTGCTCGATGCCGACGGCTCGACGCTGGTCGACCTGCACTCGGCCTTCGGCATCACCCGCAAGTCGGTGGACTTCGTGCTGGGCACGAGCACCACGGATCTCGGCGCCAAGGCGCGGGAAGTTACGCGGCACATCCGCACCAACCTGCTGGGCGACGTGATGACCGGCGTGCTGGGCCTGACCCATCCCGAGTTCACCGACAAGCTCATGGGGCACGCGGACTTCAAGGAGCGCTACAAGTACTTCCAGAACCAGAACGGCGGCGATCCGCTGCGCGACGATACCTCGGCGGGTTTCGACTTCGCCGGGATCACCTGGAAGGAATACCAGGGCGAGGGGCCGGTCCCGCAGGAAGACGGCACCACCGTCACCCGCAGCTTCGTGCCCGCGGGCGAGGCCAGCTTCCTGCCGCTCGGCACGCGCCAGACCTTCCGCCAGTTCAACGGCTCGCCGGACTACGTGGGCATGACAAACCTGCCCGGGCAGGAGTTCTACTCGGCGCTCTTCCCTGACCGCCAGGAGGACCGCTTCGTCGACGTCGAGGCGATGATGCAGACGCTGCCGATGTGCATGCGTCCCGCCGTCCTGGTGCGCGGCCACAGCTCCAACTGAGGCTGAGGTCTGACCCGACATCGCGCCCGGCGGCATTCGCCGGGCCACTTCCAGAGGAGAGAGATCATGGCAAAGAGCAAGGCCAAGGCCGCGCTGGTGCACGTCAAGATGAGCGCGGCGCATACCTACAAGACGGGCCTCTCGACGCGGCGCACGCTGCCCGAGGGCTGGACCGGCGAGGTGCCCGCCGATGTGGCGAAGGAGATCGAGGCGGAGAAGAAGGGCGCCCGCGTCAAGTCCGCCCCGGCGGCGAAGAGCGACGACACCACCTCCGACCAGAGCGCTGGCGCGAAGGGCGACGCGGCGAATGCCGGGGCGTCCGACACCGAGGGTGCCGCCGGTGCCAAGGCAGGCGACGCGTCGTCCGAGTCCGGCGATCAGGCGGGGTTCGCCGGTGCCGACGAAGGGCAGGGCGACAGCGCCGCCTCCGACGACAAAGCGGCCGGCTGATCCGCCATGGACCCCTTCCTCCGCAGTGTCCGGGATACCTTCCGGCGCCACGGGATCGACGCCACGCTTGATCCCGATGGCGCCGCGAAGGAGGTGCGCCTCCTGCCGACGCGGCCTGACGACATCGCCGATGTCGGCAGCCTGCGCATCCAGGACGCGACGGGTCTCTTCGAGATCCTGGCGGAGGACTTCACCGGCTTCGGCAATGGCGCAATCCTCGCGATGGGGGCCGAGCGGCGCAAGGTGCAGCACACCCGGGTGCCCGACCCCCGGCGCCACAAGGTCCTGCTCGACACGGTGGCGGCATGACGCGCGACAGGATCGAGGCCGCGCTCGAGGGGGATCTTCGGGCCTTCATGGAGGATGAGCTGCGGATTTCCGAGCAGGCCGTCACCAAGGGGCTTCGCGCAGCGGGGGACCGATTGAAGCGTCGGCTGCGGCAGGATGTCGTCTCGGCCGGGCTCGGGCGGCGCTTGTCGAAAAACTGGCAGAGCCGGACCTATCCGAAGAATGGCGCCTCGCTCGGGGCGGCCACCACGGTCTCGGCCAAGGCGCCGCAACTGATGCGCGCTTTCGAGGAAGGCTCGAAGATCCGCGCCACGGGCGGGCGGTTCCTTGCGATCCCGACGCCGGCGGCGCCGAAACAGGGTGTCGGCCGGAAGCGCCTGACGCCCGAGACCTTCCCGGAGCACCGTTTCGGCCCGCTACGTTTCGTGCCGCGCCGCAACGGGCTTGCGCTCCTGGTGGTCGACAACCAGCGCGAGCGGAAGGGTAAGCGTGGCGGCTATGCGCTGTCGCGCAGCAAGCGCGCGCGCAAGACGGGCTACGGCCTGCTGAGCGTGCCGATGTTCGTGCTGGTGCCGCAGGTCCGCCTGAAGCCCCGGCTCAACATCGAGCAGATCACCCGCGAGGCGGTGGCCGGTCTCGCGTCGGACATCGATGCGGCCTTCCGCACGATGCCGGACCGGAGGCGCTGATGCCAAGCCCGCATGAAGCCGCGGTCGTCGCCCTCGAACAGGTCCTCGCGATCTATTCGCCGATTGCCGTGATGCGCGAAGAGGAGCTTCCGATCGCCTGCCCGGCAGCGGGCCTGATGAATATCCGGCCCGAGGATCCCGAGGAGGAGGACCAGCGGCTCGGTTCCGGCATTCGTGAGTGGAGCCGGCTCATCGAGATCGAATGCGTCGTGCAGGCCGACACCTCCGACCGGCGGAACGAACTGCTCGACAACATGCTGACCTCGGTCGCGGGCTTTCTGCTGGCCAACCGCACGCTCGGCGGTGCGGTCGACTACCTGCAGCCCGGCGCGCCGGAGAACAGCGAAGTCGTCCCGATGGAAGGGACCGACAGCCTCAAGGGCGCCGTGCTGCCCGTGACGATCTACTACGAAACCACCGACAACCCGATGGAGTGATCCCATGCCCAATGCCCGCGGAAACGAAGCCAAGCTGCTGTCCCGCCGCCAGGCCGCCTTCGGCACCGCCGAAAGCGCCTCGGACGGCCTGTTCCATGCGCTGCCCTTCTACAGCTACAACGTCGTGCCGAGCGGGGAGCTGGCCAACGACGATGCCAACTACGGCGATGCCTTTCCCGGCGAGGTCGTCGCGGGGCTGCGCAACCTCTCGGGTGGCATGGAAGTGCCCATGGGCCTGAACTCGCTCGGCTGGCACCTGGCCATGCTGCTGGGCTTGCCCACGACCTCGGGCACCACCGACTACACCCATGTCTTCACCGCCGCCGCGCAGCCCACGCCGCTGCTGGCCACCCACGGCATCAGCCATGTGGGCGTGTCCCAGCACTTCACGCAGGACAGTCTCGCGATGACCGGCATGGAGATCCAGGCGGCCAAGAACGGCCAGCGCCAGCGGGTCACCTTCAACCTCGCCGGGCGCGAGGAGGTCAAGGCCGGCGCCACGCTCGACAGCACGCCCGTCGCCTTTGATCCCGACCCGGTGCCGGTGGGTTTCCAGGGCGGGCTGCAGATCGACGGCACGGCGGCGGCGGCCGTCACCCAGGCGAGCCTCACGCTCAACACCGGCGTTGCCGCCGACCAGGAGACGCTGAACGGCGAGGCCACGGCCGCCGCGATGGACCCGGGCTTCTGGGATCTCTCGGGCGCGCTCACCGCGCGCTTCCGCGATGCCGCGCTCTACGATCTCGCCAACAACGGCACCGCCCTGGCGCTCACGCTCAAGTGGACCATCAGCGCGACCTACGACCTGGAGATCGCGGTGCCCTCGGTCCAGCTGGAACGCACCGGCGTGCCGGTCGACGGCCGCGACATCATCAGCTCCTCTTACAACTGGCGCACCAACCGGCCGGCGAGCGGGGCGGAGCTGATCACGGTCACGCTGAAGAACGCCACCGCGGACTACGCGAACCCGGTGGTCTGATGGTTCTGAGGCTTCAGCGCCGCCTTGGCGGCGCGCGTGACATCGAGCTGGGCTACGGCGTCGTGGTCTCGCACCGTGCCTTCACCTACGGCGACCTGCGCGAGGCGGAGGCCACGGCCATGCGGCTGGCGCGCCAGACGCTGCCCGCCGATCGCGCCTTCAATGCCGAGTGCATCGACGACGAGGATCTCGGGCCGGAGCACGACGAGGCACTGCGCGGGCAACTCGCGCGGCACCTGGTCAAGCTGCTGCTGATGCGCTTCGGCACCGGCTGGCAGGGCGTCGAGGGCGAGGATGGCGCACCCGCGCCGCTGACCGCCGAGACGCTGGACACCTTCCTCGATCTCTTTCCGGGCGTCGCCACGACGCTGCACGCGGGCCTGCTGGCCCCCTGGGCCGAGTTGGAACGGGAGGGAAACGGCTCCGCGCCCTTGCAAGATACCGCCACGGCGGAGGCTTGAGCCACTGCGCGGGATGCCGGGACGCGCCCGGCTTTTCCTGCGAGCGGTTCGGCGGCAAGGGCGCGTGCCCCGAAGACACCCACGCGCCGCGCTCCGTCGAGGGGCGCGCCATCGCCGCGGCCGGTTTGGAGATCTTCCACCAGCGCCGCGTCGGCCCCGGCGGCTACGCCGGGCTCGACATGCCCGCCTGCCTCGCGCTCACCCGGGCGCAGGGCATTCCCGATGACATCGCAAGCCTGCTGCTGCCCTCCTGGGAGGCCGGCCTCCTGGAGGCCGCCGCGAAGCAGCGCGAGGACAAGGACGCATGAGCCGCGCCACCAGACAATACAGCATCCGGCTTTCCGCCGAGGGCAAGCAACAGCTAGAGGCCGACCTGCGTTCCCTCGGCCAGAGCGGCCAGCGCAGCCTGCGGATGATCCAGCAGGCCGGCAAGCCCGCCAGCACCGGGCTGCGCGAGACCGACATGGCCGCGCGCCAGCTCAAGGGCTCGCTCGGTGCGGTCACGCAGGAGCTGCCCGCGCTGCAGCGCCTCGCGCGCTTCATGGGCACCACGGCGCTCGTCGGCGGCGTCGTGGCCTTCGGGCGCGGCGCGCTGGATGCCGGGCGCCAGTTCCAGGCCATGATGCAGCGCGTCGAGGCAGCGACGGGCGCCAGCGAAGACGAGATCGCCCGGCTTGCGGCAGCCGCCAAGGATCTCGGCGCGACCACGGCCTTCACCGCCATGCAGGCGGCCGAGGCGATCGAGGTGCTGGCCAAGAACGGCGTCGACGTCACGGATATCCTGAACGGCGCGCTGGACGCCTCGGTGGGTCTGGCCGGCGCGCTCGGCGCCGACGTGGCGCCGGCGGCGGATCTCGTCACGGACCTCATGCAGCAGTTCGGGCTGGGCGCGGGCCAGCTCACGCAGATCGTCGATCGCGTGACCGGCGCGGCGCTCACCTCGAAGTTCGGCTTCGACGACCTGCGCCAGGCCATCGGCCAGGCCGGCGGCGTGGCCGGTACGGCGGGCGTCGAGATCGAGGACTTCCTTGCGGCGATCTCGGCCACGGCCTCGAGCTTTTCCTCGGGCTCGGACGCGGGCACCTCCTTCAAGACCTTCCTGCAGCGGCTCACGCCGGATTCGAACAAGGCGGCCGAGGCGATGGACCGGCTCGGGCTCGAGTTCTTCGACGTGCAGGGCAACATGAAGTCCATGGCGGAAATCGCGGGCGAGCTGCAGGACGGCCTCGCCGGTCTCTCCGAGGAGGCGCGCAACGAGGCGCTCAAGACGATCTTCGGCACCGATGCGATCCGCACCGCCGCCGCGCTGGCCGGGCAGGGCGCCGAGGGCTTCCGCGAGGTGGCGGCGGCCATGGAAGAGGTCTCGGCGCAGGAGCAGGCCGAGGTGCGCCTGCGCGGTCTCGACGGGGCGCTCAAGGAACTGGCGGCCGCCTGGGAGGCGCTGCAGCTCGAATCCGCCGAGAACGGCGGCATGGATGTGGCCGAGGAGGCCGTGCGGCGCCTGACAGAGGCGCTGCGCTTCCTGACCGAGAACTTCGCCGAGGTCGAGGAGGTGGCCGAGCGGGTGGCGCAGGCGCTGACGGTCTACCTCGTCGGCAAGGGGATGACGCTGGTCACCGCCAAGGCCGTGGCGATGCGGGCCGCGATGATCGAGATCGCGGGTTCGGTCTCCGGCGTCGGCACGGCGGCCTCGCGCGCCGCCGGACCCCTCAGCCGCATGGGCATCGCCGTGCGGGGCCTGACCGGCATCCTGGGCGGGCCCTTCTCACTCGCGATCACGGCGGCTTCGCTTGTGGCCTTCGGGATCGACACCGATGTCGCTGCCGACGCCATCGAGCGTGCGGATGCCGCCGCGATGCGCGCGAGCGACGCGCTCGATGCCTACCAGGCCGCCGCAAAGCGGGCGGCGGAGGAGCAGAAGGGACTGGGCGGCGAGGTCTCGGCGACCACGCAGAAGATGTTGGAGCAGACCCGCGCGGCTCTTGAGCAGGCACGGACCGATTTGGAGCGCGCCTATGCCGAGGCCCGCGGTGCATTGTCCGGCGCCTTCTGGGACGGCGACGGGATTGATGATTTCCGGTCGATGGCGCTCGCCCATGCAAATCGGCCCGGCCTTTATCGCGGTGATGTCGAAGCGCGCCTCTTCCCCGAGGATGAGCAGAACGACTTCATGGCGCGGCTCGCGAAGATGTCCTGGGCTGTCGAGGATGGCGGGATGTCGGTGGGCGAATTCGTCGAAGAGTTCGACCGTTTGCGGGCTGTCGGCCTGAACCTCGAAGAGGTGCGGGATCGCCTTGTGGAGATCTCGGAGTCCGGTAGCACGTTGGCCGACAATGAGGCACTGCCAGCGCTTGTTGAGATGACGCGCGAGGCTGGGCTGTTCGCAGACGAGATTGCCGCAATCGAGGCGGCAACGACCGAGGCGGATTTCGAAAGTGCCTTGAGCGGGCTCATCCGCGCGCTGACCGAGGCGGTGGAAACGGGCAAGTTGCTCCGGTCTGAGGGCGTCGCGGGTTTTCGCGAGAACGTCAGTGCAGTTGCTGATCTCGAAGAGCAGCTGCAGACCTTGCTGGATCGGTTGCAGGAGTATGAGGGCAAGTCGAAAGACATCTCCGATGATCGCCCCTTCGACGAGGCCGCCGATAGTGCGGCCAAGGCGGCCGGTGAGCTGGACCGGCTGAACCGTGTCTACGGCGAGTACCAGCGGACCCGGTCGCACAGCGATCGCGTGGCCTTCGGGCGGGCCGCCTCGGCGGCGGCCAAGGAAGGGCTGCGCGACCTGATAGGACTGGCCGAGGGCACCGACAAGGGCCGGGGGTACAACGAGACGCTGGACTACGGCGCCTACACCGGCGGGGACGTTAACCTTGTCGCCATGACCCTGAACGAGGTGCTGGCGCTGCAACGCAAGATGCTGGCGCATCCCGACAATCCCCACAACTCCAGCGCGGTCGGCCGTTACCAGATCGTCTCGAAGACCCTGCGCGGGCTCATGGAGGAGATGGGGCTGACCGGCGGGGAGCTCTTTTCGGCCGACCTGCAGGACCAGATGGCCGACATCCTGATCGAGGGGCGGGGCCGTGATGTCGCGGGGCTGCGCAACGAGTGGGAAGGCCTGCGCCGCGTCTCCGCGGGCACCATCCTGACCGCCTACGACCAGAACGTCGGCGGGCGGGCGGAGGACAGCGCGGAGCGCGACCGCGAGCAGGCGGAAGCCGCGCGTGAGCAGGCCGAGGCCCGCGCCGCGGTCCTGGCCGTGGGCCGCGATCAGCTGGAGCAGCTCCGGCTCGAGGCCGATCTCGCCGGGCGCAGCGTCGAGGAACAGGCGCGGCTCACCTTCCGCTACGAGGCGCTCAAGCGCGCGAAGGAAGAGGGGCTCGACGTCGAGACCGCGCTCGCCGCCGACGGCCGCCGTCTGATCGACGTCATCAACGAGCAGGCCGCCGCCTACGGGCGCCTCGTTGCCGAGAAGGACCGCGACGCGAAGTCGACCGAGGAGAACGCCCAGGCCCTGCAGGGCTACAAGGGCGAGATCGAAAGCGTCTTCGAGAATCTCAAGCCGGGCGGGGATGGGCCGGAGGCCTTCATCGAGGACTTCGCGCAGATGTTCCTCGACAAGCTCTGGCAGATCGTCTGGGACCCGGTCTGGGATCAACTCGCGCAGCTCATGGACACCATCTTCTCCGGCCTCGGAACAGGTGGCGGTCTGAGCCTGTCGGTCGGGGCAGGGGGCGGCGGTGTCGGCTCCCGCCAGGCGCTCGATTCCGGCGGTCTCTACGCCGATGGCGGACGCATCGGGGCCGCCGGCCGGGCGCGCAAGCCGGTGCCCCGCGCGGCGGGGCTGCTGCATGGCCCCGGCGGCAAGCGCAGCGATGACCTCCTGCTCTGGGGCTCGCGCGGCGAGTTCATGCAGCCGGCGGCGGCCGTCGACTACTACGGCGTGGCCTTCATGGAGGCGATCCGCCAGCGGCGCATCCCGAAGTTCGCCGACGGCGGGCTGGTGGGCGCCGGGCCGGTCGCCGCGACCCCCGTCGCAGCGCCGCCCCCGCAGGTCACCTTCATCGACCAGTCCGGGCGCGGCATCGATGTCGAGCAACGCGACCGGGTCGAGGCCGGGCAACGCCGGACCGAGTACGTCATGTCGGACGCCGTGGCGCGCGGCGTCAGCACGCCCGGCGGCAAGGCGCGCCGCACCATGCGCGACCAGTTCAACGTGACCCCGAGGATGCCCCGCCGATGACGGTTCCGGTCTGGCCCGAAGATCTCCCCCGGCCCAGCCGCCGGGATCTGCGCCTGTCGCGGCAGGACCCGCGCAAGCTGCGCCCGGCGGAGGTCGGCCCGCCGAGCTATCGCCGGCGGACCTCGGCCGTCGCCCGGCCGGTCCAGCTCTCGGTGACGCTCTACCGCTGGCAGCTGGCCGTCTTCGACACCTTCTACGTCCAGACGGTGTCCCACGGCGCCACGCCCTTCTGGATGCCCGACCCGACGACCGATGGCTGGCCGATGCTCACCAGTGACGGCACCCCGGTGCTGACCCATGACGGCACGCCGATACTGCTGGCCAAGCAATGGCTCTGTCTCTTCGGGGACAACCCGCCGGAAGACGCGGTGGACGGCCTGCGTTTCCGCGTGTCCTTCGATGTCTGGGTGATGCCATGAGACGGATCTCCGTGAATGCCCGCACGGCCCATGATGCGCCGATCTCCGACGAGCTGGAGATCGCGCTCTTCCAGGTCGAGCACCCCGATCTCGCAGAGCCGGTCCGGCTCTCGACCGACCCGACGCAGCGGATCAGCACCGACCCGCTGCGCTATGGCACGCGCTCGAGCTGGAACGGGGTCGACCCGACCGCCGAGCCCTACTGGTTCGTGCTCGTCTCGGCCGAGCTGCCAGGCGACCAGGAGGACGCGCCGGCGGCGGCCTCGCTCGTGCTGGAGAACGTCAGCAACGACATCGCCGCGACGCTGCGCTCGGTCACCACGCGCGCCACGGTGCACATGGCCGTGGTGCTGGCGGGCTCGCCCGACCTTGTCGAGGCGGAATACCGCGGCCTCGTGATGGTGGGCGCCGAGGGCGACGCCGGCGAGGTCGTGATCTCGATCACGCGCCAACCCATCGAGGAGGAGCCTTTCCCCATGATGCGCATGACCAAGGACCGCTTCCCGGGGCTGCATCGATGAGCTGGGCCAACGCCTACGTCGGGCTTCCGGCCGGGGCCGATGCCGCGGGCCTGCCGTGCTGGCACCTGGTGCGGCGCGTCTACCGCGAGGTGCTGGGCATCGAGCTGCCGCACTACGCGGGCGGGCAGGTCTGCGAGCTGGAGCGCGCCGAGCTCGACCGGCTGATCACCGATGCCGCCGCCTCGGACTGGGTCGAGAGCCCGCAGCCTGCCGCCTTCGACGTGCTGCTCTTCCGGCGCGCGCGCTACCGCTGCCATGTCGGCGTGGCGGTCGATACCCGGCGGATGCTGCACATGCCCGAGACGGGCGCCTGCATCGTCGACATCACCCAGCCCCGTTGGGCGCCACGCTTCCTCGGCGCCTGGACCTACCGGAGGGCGACATGACCCGCGTGCTTTCCGCGCCGCTCTTCGATCCCGGCATGGCGCGCACCGAGACAGAGATGCCCGAGGGCCTGACCCTGGCCGAGATCGTTGCCGAAGCGCTGCCCGGGCTGCCCGATGGCGACCGCGCCCAGCTGCGCGTGACGCTGGTCACCCGCGAGGGCGCGGCGGTGATCGAGGCGCGTTACTGGGCGCAGGTGCGGCCGCGCGAGGGCGTGCGGGTCGTCATTCGCCTGGTGCCCGGCAACGAGGGCGGGCTGCGCTCGGTGCTGCTGGCCGTGGTCTCGATCGCGGCCTTGGCGCTGGCGCAGCCGGTCGCCGGGCTGCTCTTCGGGTCCGCGGCCACCTCGACGCAGATCAGCCTCACGGCGCTCGGCCTCAACCTGATCGGCAGTGCGCTGGTCAACGCGCTGGTGCCGGTCGAGGTGCCCGAGCAGGAGAAGCGCCGCAACCGCTACACCCTGCAGGGCTGGAGCAACACGCTTCGCCCGGACGACCCGGTGCCGTGGGTGGCCGGGCGGCACCGCTACGCGCCGCCCTATGCCGCGCGGCCCTACACCGAGATCGTCGGTGACGAGCAGTACACCCGGGTGCTCTTCGGCTTCGGGCCCGGGCGGCTGGACATCTCCGACCTGAAGATCGGCGACACGCCGATCGAGGAGTTCGACGAGATCGAGACCGAGATCCGCGAGGGTGTCGAGGGCGACGATCCAGTCACGCTCTACCCGCGCCAGGTCCTCGAGGAGCGCGCGGGCGTCGAGCTGACCCGGCCGCTGCCGCGCGACGATGGCGGCGAAATCATCGACGGGGCCTCGCTCGAGACGCCCGTGGTGCGCGTGACCGCGGACAACACGCAGATCATCAGCCTGATCTTCTGGTTTCCGTCCGGGCTCATCCGGTTCAACCGCGAAAACGACCCCAAGCCCCTCGGGGTGAGCCTGCGCATCCGTCACCGGCAGGGCGATGGCGATCCCTGGGAGGAGATCGACACGCTCGACTTCCTCGCGGAGAAGGAGGAGCCCTTCTTCCGGCAGTATTCCTGGCAGCCGCCCTCGCGTGGTCGCTGGCAGGTCGAGGTCACCCGGATGACCGATGAGCGCACGAACACGCGCTACCGGGACCGCGTGATGCTCGCGTCCGTGCAGTCGGTCCGGCCGGAATACCCGCTCGACGTCGACGTGCCGCAGGCGCTGGTCGCCATGCGGGCCCGCGCGACCTACCAGCTCAACGGCCAGGTCGACACCTTCAACGCCGTGGTCCAGCGCTACGCGCCCGACTGGGATGGCACGAACTGGAGCGACGCACTCTCGCGCAACCCGGCCTCGGTCTTCGTCGCCGCGCTCCAGTCGCCGGCCTCGGTCTACCCGGTTCCGGATGTCGAGATCGACTGGGAGATCATGCAGGACTGGCACGAGTTCTGTGCCGCCAAGGGCCTGCAATATGACCGCGTGCACGAGGACGAGCAGAGCCTCGGCGACGCGCTGCGCCAGATCGCGGCGGCGGGCCGGGCGCGCCCGCGCCACGACGGGGTGAAGTGGGGTGTGGTGATCGACAGGCCGGAGGCGCAGGTCGTTGACCACATCGACACCCGCAACAGCTCGGACTTCCGCTGGTCGCGGCAATACCTCGACCCGCCGGACGCCCTGCGCGTGCCCTTCAACGACGCCACGCGCGACCACGAGCCCGCCGTCCGGATCATCCCGCGCCCGGGATACGAGGGGCCCATCCGCGTCACGGAGGAGTTCCGCTTCCCCGGCAAGACCGACCCGGCCGAGATCTGGATCGAAGGGCGCCGGCGCTGGTACGAGATCCTGCACCGCCCGGACACCTACAGCTGCATGCAGGACGGCGCGGCCCGGGTCGTGACGCGCGGTGACCAGGTCATCGGCGCCTGGGACGTGCTCGACGAGACCGTGCTCGTGGCGCGGGTGAAGTCGGTCGACGGCGCGCTGGTCGAGATCGACGAAGATCTGACCATGCCGGAGGGCGCGGCCTACGGGATGCGTTTCCGGGTCTTCGCGGACGCCGAGGACAGCATCGGCAGCTCCGTCGTGGCAAGTCTTCTCTGGGCGGCCGGTCCAACCCGGGCCTTTGCCATCACGGGCACCGAGGATCGCCCGCGCGTCGGCGAGGTCGTCCACATCGGGCCCACGAGCACCGAAAGCCGAGCGCTGCGGGTCACGGACATCGAGCCCGGCGAGGACTTCTCGGCGCGGCTCACCATGGTGGACGCGGCGCCGGAGATCGACGAGCTGACCGACGCGGAGGTCCCGCCGCCCTGGGATGGCACCGTGGGAAGCTCGATTGCCCTGGCGCTACCCGCACCGCTTACGCCGCGCATCCTCGGCGTCGACAGCTCGACCTACTACTCGCCCTTCTCCCCCATAAGCGGGGCGCCGGATGCCGAGTTGTCGCTGAACGTGCGCCTTGCGCCCGGCGAGGGCGAGACCGGCTACCTCGCCAGCTTTGAGTTGGACCACCGGCTACAGGGCGCCACGCCCTGGACAACGGTCACCGTCCCCGTGGCTACCGGCGGCAGCGAGATCACCGGCTACGCGGACGGCGAGATTCTCGAGCTGCGCGCCCGCGCCCTCGGCGTCGACGGCACCGCCGGCAGCTACACGCCGACCGTCACCCATACCGTGGGCACCGGCGCCGTCGAGCAGCCGGATGACCTGGAGACGCAGGCGATCTCCGCCTCGGGCGGGCTCGGCCACGCAGCGATCTCGATCGCCGTGCCGGCCGGCGGCACGACGCAGGTGCAGCTCTACCGCGTTCCGGCCGGCGACACGCTCGACACCGATCTGCACGCCGTGGGCGATCCCGTTGCCGTCACGGCCGGCACGACCGTCACGGTGATCGATGGCGACGCCACCCGCGACACGCTTCTGGCGAACGGCTACTTCGACGCCGACACCGACTGGTCGAAGGGTCTCGGCTGGACCATCGGCGCTGGCGTGGCCTCCGGCGCCCCGCCGGCTGCGAGTGAGCTGAGCCAGGCGCTGAGCCTCACCGAAGGCGATGTGCTGCGCCTGGCCTGGACGGTGCCCGGTTACGTCGGCGGCAGCGTCACGCCGCAGCTCACGGGCGGCACGACGGCTTCGGGCAGCGCCGTCAGCGCCGCCGGCCGCCACTTCGACGAGCTGACCGTTGCGAGCGGCAACACGGATTTCGCGCTCGCCAAGGATGGCAGCTTCGAAGGGTCGGTGGACGCGGTGACGCTCTACCTGCGCACCGCAGCCTGCGCGCCGCAGGGCGACTGGGACTACTACGCGGAGCCGCTCAACGACACGGGCCAGGCGGCGTCGATCGCCGGCCCTGCCAATACAGAAATCGCATGAGGATCGAGTAATGCCTGATGGAGTGAGATCGACCGAGCTTGATGTGCTCAGCAGCGTGGATAGCCTGCTTGGCAACAAGGACGGAAGTACGGGTCGATATTCGATCGAGAACCTGGCCGCCTACCTGGCAGCTTCCGGTGCGGTGGCGCAGGCGATCTCCACCGTCGAGGGCCAAGTGGTCAGCGGGCTGGTGAGCAAGGCGACCTGGACCGACCTTCAAGGCATCACGCCGAGCGTCGACGGCACCGGCGGCGAGGTTCTCTCGAGCGATGCCGGCACGCACTCCGATGCCACGGCGACGGGATACGACGGCTCGACGGTCAACAACGCCGGCCGCTACAGCTGGAACGACACCTGGGGACGCTGGGTGCGTATCGGCGACAGCGGCTATGGCACCGTCGCGGGCGATCTCGCGGACCACGAGGCGGACACCGACAATCCGCACAGCGTCACGGTGGCCCAGCTCAGCGGCACGTCGGACGACATGACGCAGGGAACGGTAAACCTGTTCCTGACGGCGGCCCAACAAGCCAAGCTCAACTACCTGCTGATCACCGGCTCCTGGAACCTCGATGCGGCCAAGGCCAAGCTCGCGCTGCTCTCAGTGACCGAGGCCGTCAGCCTCGACGGCATGAAGGCCAAGGTCGACAACATCACCGTGACCGAGCCGATCAACCTCGACACCATCGGCACGAGCCTCGACACGGTGACCAGCCTCGCGGCGGACCTCGAGCGGATCGCGGTTCACACCGAGGATCGACCCGGCGAAAACCCCGGCCTGTTCTCGGGAGTGCTGATCGGCGCGGGCGTGGACAAGACGCCGCTGGACGCGGCGAACATCGAGCACGTCGCCGGACAGGGTGACTGCTACGTCGTCACCGGCGCTGGCACTGTCGCGCGCCGCGACCCCGTGGCGCTGTCGGAGGATGTCTGGGAGTTCACCGCCCGTTTCCGGCGCACCGAGAACCCGAGCGATCCGAGCGGCAATGCGATCCTGCTTCGGGTCGCCTGGCTCGACGGGAAGAAGAACCTCATCAGCTACGAAACACTCGCCTCCGTGTCGGATGCGGTCTTCGGTCCGGTTTACGAGCTGTCCGCGCGGGTGTCCCGGCTGTCGGTCTCCGGCGTGATCGCACCTCCCGGCAATGCCAACTTCGCCTGCGTCTATGTTCAAAGCTACGGCGAGGACGGCACGACGGCGGTCATCACGCTGCGGGCGAAAGAGGTCACGGATCTGCACGCCATCTCCTCGGCCGACCTGTCGCAGATCATTGCCGATGCAGAGGCGGCGACCGACGCGGCGAACAATGCCGCCGAGCTGGTCGCGACCGAGACGCTCGACACCATGGCCGCGGTCACCACCTACGATCGTGCGAGCGGCGTCGGCGCGCTCACGATCAAGGGCGGCGTGGCGACCTTCGACGGCGAGGGTGGGCAGTGGGTCTATGACCCGGACGACACGACGACGCCGCACGAGCCGCCCTTTACGCTGGTGGGCAATGACGGCGCGCGCTACAAGATCGCCCGCGCCTTCGGCGATGGGGCCTATCGGGCCGTTGGGCTGTCGCTCTCGATCCGCTCGCTGACGGTCTCGGGGATCAGCGGGGATATCGAGGTGCCGGCGGCGTCGCTTGCGCTTCCGGCCTCGGAAACCGTCTATGTCGTGGTGGATGCCTTCACCGGCGCGTACCGCTACCTGCCCCGTCTTCTGCACGACGGCTGCGTGCCGGTCGCGCGCGTCACGACCAACGCCAGCCGCGTGACCGAGATCTCGGAGTTGCCGCGCAGCCTGCCCGCCTCGCGGATCCCGCGTTTCCTATCGAAGCTGGAGCACGCCAAGCAGGATGACCAGATCAGGATTGCTACTTTCGGGACCAGCCTGACCGATGGTGCAGGTGGCGGTCCACGGTGGCCCATTTTGATGTTCGACCCTGACGGAGATGTGACAAATACCGACTACATCCTGCCGAACCTCTCTCGGATCGTCTGGGACGAAATGGCGACCGGCGGCAGCAATATCGAGCTTGGCATGGCCTTTGTCGCAGAGGCCACCAAGCCGCTCGGTGATAGCCTTGTGAACCGCGCCCATCACCTGATGATCGGCAAGGCCTCGCGCCACGTCTCGCCGCCGGACAGCGGCCCGCGCCTTTCTGACGTGATCTCCGATCCCTACGACCTGGCGATTGTCGGTTACAGTGGCGCGAACGCCGGCACCCTCGAAATGCATCATCTCGAGGTTCTGATCGCCGGGTTGCGCCGGGCCGGAACGGAGGTGGTGATCATCACCGAGAACGGCCGGGAAAGTAACCCGACCGGGTATTTCGAGAACGGTCTGCAGATGCGCCGGATTGCCGACGCCATGGGCTGCGCCTTTGTCGATACGGACGGTTACATGTATGCCGGCACGCTCGCTGGTCAGGCCATGTATGACGACGGGGTGCACCAATCGACCCTCGGGCATGAATATTACGCCGAGGCGCTGTCGTCGGTGTTGGCGCCGAAGATCCGCGCGCGCGGCGAGGTGAACCCGGATCCGCGGCGCAGCGTCGGGGCGCCGGACGCTGCGCAAAATTCAGTATGGGCAAAGCTCGGCGGCCACGCGCACCTGCAGGTCGATCCCGTGACGACGACCGGCACCCGCGATCAACAGGGGCGCTACACGACGCCGCTCGAGCGGATCCCGTCGATCGTGGTCGGCGGCAAGACGGAAACGACCTGGGTCACGGTGCTCGAGGCGGGCGAAGTGGCCGAGTTCTCGCACCCTCACTGGTCCTCGGTGCACATGCTGTTCGATCCCTATTTCACCTTCACGGCAAAGCTCACGCGGCAGAACGGCACGGCGGACTTGATTTCCTATGAGCACGCATCGGTGCAGGTGAATCGCGTGCTTGCGACGGAGCCCTATTTTCCGCCCTATTATACTTCGTATCAACGTGCGGACTATTCGGTTCAGGTCGAATGCCTGACAGGCACACTTAAGCTTGTGGGGATGGTGTTCGGGACGGATTACACCCGCGAGGTGCCGTTTGGCGAGATCACCTTCAACGGCACCTGGGCGACCGAGGCCGGGAGAATGTCGGACCCTTTCACCTACTACACGGATACCGATGGCGATTATCTTGCGTTTGAGTTTGAGGGTTCGGCTTGCCTTCTTACGCTCGGGCGAAGCCCTGCCGGCGGATTGGTCGATGTGTACCTAGATGGGCAGCTCTACGAGGCCGGCGTGGATCTCTACGACACGGCATGGCGGTTGACGCAGTACCGGGTCGAGCCGGGCGCCTACGGCACGCCGAAGCAAGCCCGCCGGCATGTGGTGCAGGTGAGGCTCAACGGGGCGAATGCCTCGGCCGGGACGCCGAGTTCTCCGGATCGGCGCCTTGCCCTCTACGCGGCCTATGCGCTCGAGACGGGCTGGTGACGGCGTGACCCTCGCCGACACCTTCCTGCAGCACGGTCGGGCGCTGGAGTGGGCCACGAGCACGATCATCCTGGCCTTCGCCTGCACGCTGGCTCTGCCTGGCGACACGCTGGCGGCGGGTGGCTTCATGGCCTTCCGCTCGGTCGGACTGGACGAGGCGAGCCTCGCGGTTCCGCTGACCTTCATCGCCGTGATGCGCATGGCGGGGCTCTGGATCAACGGCAACTGGCGGCGGTCGCCGTTGCTGCGCATGGTCGGCGCCGTCTGCGGTGCCGGCATCTTCGCAACGCTCGCGGTCATGTTCGCAGTCCCGATCCTGTCGGGGCAGGCCATCGCTGCCACCACCGGCGTCGGCACCTACGCGGTGCTGGCTCTTTTCGATGTTCTCGCAGCGTATAGGTCCGCCGCCGATGTTGGCCACTATCAACGAACTTGAGCCGGGCGCCTGGGCCGGGCTCGCCGGGATCGTGACGGCCGTCGTCGCGGCCCTCGTCGCGCGGCGCGGGGCGAAGCGCAGCCCGCCGGAGGTGGGCCACGAGCCCCCGGACACCGACCGAACCGAGTACGTGCTGAAAGAGGTGCGCGGCGTGCAACAGCGCCTCGAAAGCCTCGACGAGCGCGTGGTCGAGATCGACCGGCGCACCGAGAAGATCCACGGCGACACCCGCGTTCTCGTCGACCGCCGCTGACGACACATCACCCACCAACCTGACCCGCCCGGCCTCGCGCCGGGCTTTTTCATGGGAGACCGCCATGGACACGAAGCACGTCCAGATGCTGCTGGCCGAGGCCAGCTACTACGCTGGCGCCATTGACGGCATCGCCGGGCCGAAGAGCATGGCTGCGGTCGAGATCACCGAGCGGAACGCGGGCGACGGCTCGCACCACTGGTCGCAGCAACGACGGCTCATCGCGGCCGGTCAGCGCGTGCTAAACGCGCAGGGCTTTGAGGCCGGCGCCGTCGACGGCTACGACGGCCACAACACGGGCGAGGCCCTGACCGCCTGGCTGAGCGCCAAGATGGGCGTCAGCTCCGAGGTGGACCGGGCGCGCGAGACCGAAAAGACCTGGCCGGCCGAGATCCCGCACCAGCGCGACGTCGGCACCTACTACGGCACGCCCGGGCCGGACATCCAGCGCCAGCTGACCTACATCAACCTGCCGTTCTCCCTTCGCATCGACTGGAACCTCGACCAGACCGTGCAGCGGATCCGCGTGCACGAGAAGGCCGCGTGGCCGCTCTATGACGCGCTGATCGCTGTCCACGAGCACTACGGCATGGAGCGGATGCAGGCGCTCGGGATCGACCGCTTCGCGGGCTGCTACAACCATCGCCGGATCCGGGGCGGCTCGGGCTGGTCGATGCACGCCTACGGTTGCGCCATCGACTTCTACGCCGCGCCCAACGCGCTGCGCATGCGGTGCCCGCAGGCGCTGTTCTGCGGCCCGGAGTATCAGGACTTCCTCGACATCATGGAGGCCCACGAGTGGCTGCCCGCGATCCGCCTCTGGGGCGGCGATGCGATGCACTTCCAGAGGGCGACCCTGTGACCCGGGCCGTCCACTACGAAGACCGCGACGCCTTCAATCGAGACCAGCGGCCCGGCTCCTTCTGGATCGGCCCGCCGAACATCCAGCGGCAGAACATGCAGCACCTCTGGTTCTGGTGTCCCTGCGGCTGCGGCGACCGGCGGGTGATCCGGGTGGGCAAGCGCTTCAAGCCCGGCGACCCGCCGTCGTGGCGCTGGAACGGGCTCACCGACGCGCCGGAACTCACGCCATCAGTCAACACCGGCTGCTGGCACGGCTGGCTCACGGCAGGGGTCTGGCGCCCGTGCTGATGCCGCTCCTACCCATCACCGACTGGCGCCTCGTGCTGGTCCTCACTGCGGCTGCGCGCCGCTCTACGCGCCTCGGGCGCAAACCGAAAGGCAAGACCCATGAACATCGCACTGCCCGGAATGAAGACCTACATCGTCGCGGCCACTCTCATCCTTGTGGTGGGCGTGGAGCAAGGGCTCGGCATCGACGTGCCCGGCGTGGAGCTGGGTGAAAACTGGATGATGGCTGTGATGAACGCCCTCGGGCTCGGCACCGTCCGCGCTGCCATCGGCAAGCTCGGAGCCTGATCCCGCCGCAGTTGGCGGGGTGCCCAATCGGCGCGGGGCTTCCCAATAGCTGACTGCGTATACGACAAACCAGCGCGACTGACGCGGCTGAGCTTCGTTAGCCTTGACTCGAATCATGTAAGAGAAGGAACGTGGACGCCCAACTGTTAAGGAGGTTTATTTCATGGCTAAGGTCGCGCCATTTCATTCCAAGAAGCCCGGCACAAGTGTCTATCACGATAACAATCAGTGCACTGAGGGCAACAACATCGAAAAAGAGAATCGCGCTTCTGGCACTGGCGGGCACCCTAAGTGCGACCATTGCAAGCGGCTCTCCTGATCGCTAGTCTTTTCTAAAGGTCAGATCCCAGTAAGGGCCGGTTAACTCGCCGTCGTCGACAGTCCAGACACGGGCGAGCGATCTCGGCTTCAGTCCGGCCCTTACAGCTTCCCCAAGCGCTCGGAACCCCTCTCCAGGGCCGCCGACGAGGCGAACCGTTGGTTCTGGGAATGGGTGCCCCGCACCCCCTTCGCACGACTCGATTGTTTCAATGCCGGCCGCTCTGAGCGCATGGACCGCGCTTTCGATCCCGGCGTCTAGAGGCATATCAAGTTCAAGACCGTGTGATTGTTTTCGGCTTGGTTGGGCGTCTAAAGATTGAGTCATGGAAACCATGATACCGCCAAGGCGCTGATATGGGAATATCTCCGTTTTCTCGTTTGCTAAGTTACCCGGCCCCACAGAAACAGCGTTGCCGCCTGGCCGATGCCCTACGCGTCTGTGCTTGACGCAGACGGGCGCCGCAAGGCATCAGTGCATCGCAATTGAGCTCTTGGGCGTCCGACACGCTAGCATCCGGCATCTGGAAGTCTTCACCTTGTCGTGCCGGTTCAAGTTGCGAGGTGCTGGCGAGCTTGAAAGAAGTATGGCTCGGGTCAGTGACCTCTATTGGAATGTTCTGCGCTGCTGAGAGGCAAAGACTCCTGTTTAGCCTACAGTGGCTCGCCGTCTCCCAAGTAAATTTTGTATGAAAGGTAGTAGATACCGCGGGCAGTCGTGATGGCCATGTGTGCTACGGCCATCAAGTATAGTGGGGCGATAAGATAGACGAGGAATGGTGTCGCTCCGTAGAGGTTTTTAGGGGGGATCGCTGATGAGATTGCGACAAGAATTATTGATACTATCGAAATTGCCAGAGCCATGAATGCTAGGTACCCAAATATAGAGCAAATAAATTGCCGCCGAGTTATCTCTTCGCCAAAGTGCTGCTCATCCTCTTCGAGGTTGCTGGCCACATTGAGGCTGTCTTTCAGGTAGAGTTTTCCATTCGGGATGTACTTGTCCAAGTCTGAGATGTGGCTAGTAAAAGTTGCTGCAGCTACAAGCGCTGCGACGTAGAATCCCGTGAGTGTTGATGAAAGTGAACCGGCTCGGTCAACTAGTCCTGAAGGGCCGAAGAAGTTCAGTCCAGGCGCCAAGAAAAGCATAGATATCGTTCCAATCGCGACGAGAACCAGTGAGAATACATCGCGTCGCAGAAGGTATTTACCATCTTCCCTGACCAGTCGCAGGTAGCTCAGCGGGAAAAGTGCATCACGAACCATTTATTTCCCCACAATCTTAGAAGGTAGTTTCCGCTGCTGCGACGACTTCGGGCACGATGTCCTTGGAGCAGTTGTCGAGGTCAACCGGGATCTGCCTGAGATAGGACCGAATAAACAGAATGTCTTTTCCGACGTCGTCTCGATCAACCGCAATCGATTTGCGTCTTTCATCTTCAGGAAATTCCAGATCAACTCGGAAACCCTCCCAGAAGTCTTCTCTCGCGTTTGTGGCTAGCTTCTTAAGGTACGGGAGGTATTTGCTTTTATCTAGATCTGGGCTGATTTTAATTTCCAACTTCTCTGGCTTCGCGGTGGCTAGGGGTACCCCGTCAGTAACTACTGCTTTCGCTGGTTTAGTCAATACCACGCTCCGCCATTTGCTCTGCTTGAGTGACTTCTCAAATGCTTCAGATTTCAGGCCGGCGGCCTTAATGGTGGCGTTAGTTTCCACAGGTTTTCCGGTCTTGGGGTGTTTGAAAAAGTATGGACGTTCGCGAAAAATTTGCCTCAGTAGGTGTTGAACTGAATTCATGCTAAGTCCCGGAACTTCCTCTAGGGAGGCGCGATATCCATTTTTGGTTTTCTTTGTTGAAATTGTAAGGTGGGCCGAAACGGCCTGTTCCTCGTTTGGCTTCTTCTGATATTTGGAGAGTGTTATGCCTCCATCTTTGGATTTTGCCCGATATGATGGGTCTTGAGCATAATGGGCGTCTCGATGAAATAGGAGTGCGATCTTATCGCTTCCGATCGCTTCGCATCTCACCAGTTCGATTGTATCTTTATCGCTCTTGCTTACCGCGATTTCTGTTCCGAGCGCTGATCTGAGGGTGCTATAGACCGATGTTGCGGTTGCATCCTTCCGGTTGATCATCTTGAGCGGCTGAGAGCTGGTCTTGCGCGCGCCAATCGTGATGTCATAAACCTTAAAATAACGCTGGTTTGGTTCTAGCAGCATGTCACCCCTTACGTGATTCTCTGCTGGCGATCTTGACGTAGGCGGTTTGTTGCCGCCAGTGCGTGACCAGAGTTTTTCAGCACCAAGGATGTTCGGCCGGTGACGCTGTGTTCTAGTTGTTCATTGGGCATGCGTAGGATCGGCCGGTTCAAATTTTTGCAGTTGGAGGGGGGCGTTCCCCTTGACGCAACTGGAACCGGTTTGCCGATTACAGCGGGTTCCGCCGCTCGGAAGGTCTGGACGCCGGCTTCAGCGTTTCGGGGCACGGCTAGTCTTCGGGTTAAGCTCGAAGGCTCTGTCGCGGTCCAAAGACGTCACACGGTCAAGCGGTGCCGTTTCGGTATCCTCCAGGTACCACGGAGTTCGGCCATCATTGTCGACTACGGCCCAGAGGTCGTCGCGCCACCGCTCGATGCGGTAGAGGCAGAGGTTTTCCAACGCGGCCTTTCGGGCCGCGTTCATCTGGGGTCCTGCCGCCTTACGAAGTGCGTCCCGGTTCACTGAACCTGTGTGAACCGGGAAACCTTGGGAAGCTGGGCGAAAAGCCTTTTTAAGAAGAGCATCTTGGGCGATAGGCCAATACCTTGGCGGCGCGTCGCTTCGTTCACATCGAAGATGTCAGAAGTTCGAATCTTCTATCACCCACCATTTCCCCTCCGATGCGATACTCCGGCAGGATTGCCGCCATCTTTGGGCGCCGCGATCGTGTCATGTGCGAGCCTGTGGCATCAGCGCTGGACCTGTCATTTGTGACAGTGCATGGTGACCCCACGATTGCGGTTCTTTTCCAGTGCACGGGGTAACCATCATGAAACCTTTCGTCCTTCTTCTTGCGACCGTCGCGGCCCTGCCGGTGCAGGCGGCGACATTCATCTCGGGCGCCGACTACGACGCTGCCTACGTCGAGGATTTCGAGGACACCCCGACGGGCGAGATCCTCGACACCGATGCGGTGTTCCAGGCGCTGGGCATGGACCAGCTGCTGGTGCAGGGGAAAAGCGACGAGTACGGCGCGCGGGCCGGCGTCGGACGGGCGCTGGGCGCGACCACCGAGAACGATCTCGCCATCCTTGACCCCGGGCAATCCGGCTCGATCGTGGCGCTCTACATCGGGTTTTCCTCGGAGATCTCGCGCTTCGGCTTCGAGTTCAGCGACCAGCAGACCAGTTTCACGGTCGATTTCCTGAACGGCGGCAGCGTCTTCGATACCATCGACGCGAGCACGCCCGACGCCGAGTTGCACGCCTTCGACTTCGAGACCGCCTCGGGATTCGACGCGGTGAACATCACCGGTCTCGACGGCGTGCTGATCGACAGTTTCCGGGTCGAGACGCTGGCGCCGGTGCCGCTTCCGGCGGCGTTGCCGCTGGGCCTCGCGGGGCTGGGAGCGCTGCTTCTGGTGGGGCGTCGGCGTCGTGCGGCGGTGCGGGCGTGATTGCGCTTGAACGGCTCGCGCGGCTTGGCTAAACCCGCCGCGAGCGGGTGATTAGCTCAGTTGGTAGAGCGCTTCGTTTACACCGAAGATGTCGGGAGTTCGAGTCTCTCATCACCCACCAAAAAAGAAGATAGATAAGTATCTGATTTTAAAAAAATTCGCCTCGAAGATCTCAGGGCGATGTATAGCAGGCAACCCAAAAATGTATAGCAGGTAGGCCTCAAGGTCACTCCGAGTCACCATCGCCTGAACCAGCAGGCTATCTGCCACACGCCGACGTAAAGAAACCACTCGTGTCGGAACAAGGTTGAACGTATGTTTCAAGCTCGACTTCGGCATTTCCGGGCGCCCGCTGGGTCCTGCTTCTGGCGAAGTCCGCCGGGTGTCATGCCGCATCGCCCGCGGATGGTCGTATGACGGGTGAAACAGAGCGTAGCTACTGCGTAGGTAATCTGTTTCAATGGCGCATGCGCCGCACCTGTCATCAAGGCCTCCCGCCGGGACCCGTTGCCCAACGTACTCTCCAAAAGGCTTATGGAGCCTTTCCTCTAGTTGATCCCACGAGAGAAACAGTGGCAATGCTCCCAGCTTCTCCCCTCGAATGATTTAAAAGAAGGAATTATACATGGCTATTAATCGTGGAAGTCAGTCTGCGCGCATCACTTCAAAGACTGAATGCGGTGAGTATGACGCAGAGACCATAGAACGCGTCCATCAAGAGAATATTCGGAAGAGCCGACTTGCGTCGGAGTTGAGCGAAGGGGTCAGCTCGGAGGCCGGGGCCACAACATCCAAACAATATACATGGAAGACAAGCGCCCGGCCTGTGGGGGATCACGAGATCAGTGAGTATCAGGGAGATGGCGGTAAACGCGAGATGTTGCGGGCTCAAGCTCGGAAACGTCGTCAAGTTCGGAGGCGTGAGGCAAGTATCTGGGACGAACTTGCACCGAAAGAGGTGCATGGAGTTCTCAACTTTATGCTTGCAGCGATCTTCCTATTGGGTCTTGTACTAGTCTTTTTTATCAACGGTCGACTTTGAAAGTCAGAGGCTTACGAGCGGCGCAATATTATTCGGTCTCCGTGTGGCTTGAACTGGCTTCGTTTGGTTACTAGAGAATAAACCCGAGCTGCCCCGGCTTAATGCTCCGGTTTTAGGATGGTAGAGGGCTAGGATGGTCGAGGTGAGAATTGGACATTTGAGGGAGCCAAAAATCACCGAATGCTGCCATGTCCGTCGCGTCCTGTCCTACGATGTTGAGGGCGAGTGTAGACTGAGTGCTGCATAAACCGAGGCGATCAGGTCGCCTCAAAAGGTGTGCTACGGAGAGGTAACAAGAGGCACAATTGGGTCTAGGGAGATGTCAATAGATTCCGCAATCTCGGAATAATGTGGCTAACTACTTGCGGCATTGAGCCGGACTCCGCGCAGCTTGGCACTGAATGTCTAGGGTGCTGAATACTTGCGCAAACGAAAGCTCAATGCTGCCATAAGAGCGAAAACTTTGATGTCTGAGTGCCCTTGTTGGTACGGTCAAGCTTCTTTATAAAATCTACTTGTCTATATGTCCTCGACGGAGTAAAAAGGTGGCGTTTCCACGTTATCCGCGGAACTGCGTCAATATGGATAATCCGAGTATATTTAGGCCTCGATGAGCAAACTTCAAAACTTCCTGAATAAAAATTCCGTGCATGCGGGTGCGGAGCTTCCTCTGGTTCACACAACCCAAGCTTTCTCCTTGGACGGAATTATCGACTCCAAGCTCCTGAAGCCCACGAAGTGCCCGGTTTTCGTAGGGGAGGAGTTAACCTATCTCTTTTATGGAAAGCCTTCTTATAGGGCGAGAGCAAGTGCCTCAAAGTCCTGGTTGATGCCGGTATGTTTCTTGATACGAATGAGTGCTGTAGCGTCAATAAAAAGGGTATTTCCGTTCGATAGTGGTGCTTTTCACGCAGGCAGGCATCCCGCCTATCTTTCAGTCTTCAATATGGCGGAATTTGAGGTCTCTGGGCGGGATGACCCGTCAAAGATCGTGAGTGCTTTCTTTAAAACGGTTAGGGACTATTTCAAACTGATTCCAAAGGAATCTAGTAACTTTGAATCAGAGTACTCACTAACAGTGAGAGATAGTGAGATTCGTGCCTTGAGGGATTTGGCTGGTGACTCTTCATTAGTTGGAATTGACGATCGCAGGTTCTGTGTCGAAGTTCAGACAGCGGAAGATATATCCCTGACGTCCGGTAACGTTCAGGCCGTAATACTTCCTTACGATTATCTTGATGACGATTTGGTGGTTAGTTTTATTGAATCGGAATTGGAGGCAGTTCCTTTACCCTATGAAAGCTTCAGTCTTTCTTCATCCGAACATACGGCAATAATTTACGACAAAGTTTATGAATTCTTGCGGCAAGAGGGAGGTGTGCATGGGGTTTGATCTGGTAGGGTTTGCGGCGCCAGTGCAAATATATCCTCAGTTTAGTGTTCCCGTTTTTAGGGCTGGTGATGGTGACGGGTTCTATTCTCAGAGAATCGGCAGCGATGGGTTGGTGGATGGTTTTCTACCCATTCCATATGAAGAGGCTGAGCATCTGGCTCTGACAAATGGGGCGGGATATGAAGAAACCCTAGAGGTTGGTTCTTTAGGGCGCTACGCTTTCTTTTTATCGCCCTCCGAGGGGGTTTTTGGTGAACGTCCTTCGGTAGAGGATTTTATATATTGCAACATGAATGTAATTGCGATTTCTGCGGTTGCTAGCCTTCAGGCTCTACGGTTTATTGGGTGCTCAAGGTCAAGAGAAATTGAAGCAATAGATAGGCTCTCGAAGGTGTTCGAGAACGATGACGTCCGTGAAAGATTTGTCGCTGTTGAGCGAGCTATGATCCAAGTCTCCGAATACGAAGAGGAGATAGACGTTTTGATTGATCGCCTGTCGACGAGCCCGGATTTTGCAACGACGCATGGGGTCATATCTGAGTTTCAGAAACTTCGCTCTGAGTTTCAGACGCGGCATTTCAAGATGGCGATGCGTGCTTGCTTGAGTAATAATCAAGTTTACTGGATTTCCGGAGATCAGGACGTTCGAGAATTTATCACATTCTTGATCGAAGAGGGTGATCTTGCTCTGACGGACGATGCCAAGTCAAAGTTGGAAGGTTGATGACGGGCGGTGCATCTAGAAATTGGGAGGTTCTGTTCCTTCGGTGTAGCGTGTTTCAATTCTGGAAAACCCGGGGAGCTATTGACGCCAAACTCTCGAATCTAACAGGGGTCCCGCCGTTTCCAATGGGGCCCCGCGATCTCATTATGTGTTGCTGAATGCGTAACAAAATTGAGATCGGAGGGGTATTCAGCAACTAATTGAGACAATATTGGTTGCATAGGTGCCGACAGTACCTGCGCGGTCTCTGAGTCGAGGGGGTATACCCCTTTGGGTCCCATAAAGTTTAAATAAACAATGTGTTAACGTTATATCGGGTTGCCCGCTCACGCGGGGCAAACCGCGCCAGAGCACCGCCATGTCGCCCTATGCCGCTTCAAGCCGTTTTCGCAGTCTCGCGACTGAGTTGGGGTGCCAGCGTCCACCTCGCGCCGTCTTGATACCCCGGCGGTTCATTTCACCAGCAATGGCAGCGAGCGTGACGTGGCCACCGGACTCGATATCGTCAAGCACCTCTGAGAGGTCCTGTGCGCGCGTCATCGCGGCGTTGCGTTGAGCCTGACAGGCGGCGGCATTGCCCTTGCCAGCGCGGCGGAGAGCTGCTGCACCGTTCGGGTTGCCAAGCCGAGTTCCACGCGCCTTCGCAGCCGCCAAGGCAGCTTTAGTTCGGGCGCTGATCTGACGGGCCTCCTCTTCGGCAATTATGGCCTTCACGCCGATGGTGAGAGGGGTGGTATTAGGATCGTCACAACACACGAAGTCGACGCCCGATGCCTGCAGATTCAGGAGGAACGCGGCATTTCTTCCTAGCCGGTCGAGCTTCGCGATGACAAGGCGTGAGCCGGTCACCCGTGCCAGCTTCATGGCTGCATGGAGCTGTGGACGGGTATTATTTCGGCCCGACTCGACTTCGATGAAGGCACCCACGACATGTGCCCCGCTAGCGGCTGAGTAGGTGTCAATTGCGGCCTGTTGGCCTTCCATCCCAAGACCGCTTTGCCCCTGCTGTTCCGTTGACACCCGGATATACGTGACGATCTTCATGATCGGGCCTCCTATTACAACTCGCGCAATGACCAGTACGCAAGTTGTAAAGCAGTATGGGAGTGATTCGCGATTCTTTTCAGTGACTTAAGTCTGTATTCAGCGTAAGCGTTGGCTGCGCCCCACGCGCGTTCAGCTTGACGGCGGGAAGTTCCACGGCAGGAGATCGTCGATCCGACCTTGCGGATAGCCAGCGGCGATGGCCTCAAGGGTGGCCTTGAGATAGGCGAATGGTTCGACGCCGTTG